CGAAGCGATCGATCGCCGACACTACGTCGGTATCGTACTCGTTGCCGTCAGCATCGAAGAGCTTGATCTCGTCGGTGGACGAGAAGAAATCCCCCGCCGTGATCTTGATCTCGGGTGGAGAAAGGTCCTGCATCAGGCTGGCCTGAGCGAGGATCTGCTTGGCAAGAATGCGCACCAGCTTGACCATCACCTGATCCTTCTCGGCAGTGAGGTGGGCGGTGCGGATCTCAATCTTGATCGTTAGCATCTATGGTTACTCCTTGGGGGCGAAGCGCAGTATCAATCGGTACAACGTGTCGGTTTTACACTGCTCGATCCAGTGCATGAACATCTTCTCGCCATCGTCGCGCCTAAAAGTGAACGTCCACGAGCGGGCTTTGGTAGTCACGGATATCGCATCCTTACCCGCCACCAACAACAACGATCCAACTAGCTGGCCGGTATTTTTATTACGCGGCACGATCATGTCGTACCGGTAGCTGTGCTTGTAGATGACGATGTGCGTGTAGCCGTGCTGCTTGCACAGCTTGGCGAAGTGATCCCGCAAACCAAACTGGTAGCGATTGATGAATATGTTCTCATCGTTGGCGTCGATGATCACCATTGGATACTCATCGAACTTCTCTTGGTACTGGTTGAATATTTCCACATCCCTATCGATGGTATACAGATCACTATTATAACGGCTCATCGCATCATCACGTCTAGCCTGAAATTTACGGCGTATGTCGTTGCTCACTTGATCCTCCATTTTATGAGTGGGTGACTATGGATAGTGAGGGGGCGGCAAACCGCCCCCTTCGTTCCTCAGCGGAACTGCTGCATCAGCGCCATCAGGGAGCTGTTCTTCTTAGCCCACGCGGTGAACGCCGGGCTGAGCGCCAGCATCGGCATCCGCCCGCATGCTGCCTTGGCGAACGTCACGGCAAACTCCTTGCCAAGCCGGTCGACATAGATCAGCACCTGCTGTGCGTTCTTCTCACTGACGCGATGGGCCAGCGAGTAGCAAACCAGGTAGCGGGCATCCAAGCTCTCGGGCACCGGGCAGGTCGTCGGGTTGGCAACGATCTCCTCGATGGTCGGCACCTCGTTTTCCAGACGAATGAAGTTCTGCACCGCCATCGCCGTCTCGTGGCCGATCATTCCCGCCATCGCCTCGAGCGTCGTACCGTCGGTCGGGATGCGCCCACCATGCTGCTTCATCCACTGCACGAGGAACTTGGACGTCATCTCATGGGTACGCGGCGTCATCCACGGCCCCTGCTTCTCCGGCACGCCGGGCTGGAGCAGGATCTCGGGATGCTGATGGGCGAACGCCACCAGCGGCGGCAGCACGCCACGCTCGACCAGTGCGGCTTCGGTGCCGACGATGTCGTCGGTCAGCTTGAGCCACGCCACCCGGTTGATGATGAAGTCGTACTCCTTGGTGACGCCCGAACGATGGGCGGAACCGTTGGTAAGGGCGATGATGCCCCAGCCATCCCCGGTGCTGAACCCGGGCAGGTGGAACGGACCTAGTTCGCCCTTGAGCAGGAGCTGGGCGGCAGCGCGCTTGCTGTCACTCTCACCCTGTCCCCACTCCTCGATCACCAGAAGGCCCCTACGATAGGCGTAGACGGGCTTCCCTTCGTCGCTGAGCATCCACGGCGGCAGCGAGGGCTCGGTCACGGCAGTCGGCTCCACGCCCGCCGTACCGGGCTTGACGAGCTTGCCCTCGTCGTTCCACCAGCGCTCGCCCTTGTACTGGTAGCCCAGCATCTCGGTCGGGCTCTGGGTCGCCATGAACAGCGTCTGATAACCCCACGTGTAGCCGTCACGATGGGTCAGATAGCGGATCATCTGCCGCATGAACTCGGACTTGCCACGTCCGGGCTCGCTCTCGATGACGACGGCAATACCGGCGTCCATGAAGGCGACGAGAACGTCGCGTAGATCTGAAAGTCGCATGTGTGTTCTCCTAGTGTGGGTTACTATTGGAAGTTAGGTGGGTGGCTCGACCAGATACAGCTGCGCTACGAGCAGCTGGTATCCCTCTTCGGTCATCAGTTCATTGAGCGTGATCCGCCGCCTGAACCGCAGTTCGTTGGTGAGTGGGTGCTTGGCAACGATGAAGTATGCTTCCTCCTTGGGTTGGGGATATTGCGTAGTGGATGGGTAGTCGACGTAGACACTGAAGTACAAGCGCTTGAAGTCGGAGTTGAGCAGGTCGGCTAGGTTTTTCGCTACCTGCCAACCGGGGTGACGGGCATCCTTTACGGTGAAACGAGCCATAGCTCACCTCCGGGGGGTGACCAACCACAGCTGAGCGAGTAGCAGGTCGAACCTGTCCTGACGCCAGAGCTGGTCGAGACGGATATGCTGGTGGTAGCGCAGCTTGGCAGGATGGTTGGCGATAGTGGCTTTGATGCTCATGTAGTAGTAACCGTCGCCGCGAAGTTTAAAGCGACGGCAGACGAACTCCAGCTCCGGGAAACGCTCCCGGAGCCAGTACTCAAGGCGCTGCGGCTTACGCCAGCCATGGGGTAGGTGGTGACTTTCCATAGTTAGCTGGGGAGATCCCCGATGTAGAGGAACTCCTTCCTGCACAGGAGCACCATGTGCTGCTGGAATGCGCTAAGTTTGTCGTAGATCTCCCGGTTGATCCGCAACAGGTTCTGGTCGATCTCGAGCACCGCCACGAGATCGTAGTCGGACCACGGCAGGTCGTAGCGGATGAGACGGGGCGGACCGTTATCCGGCACGAGGGCGAAGTCGCTTCCAATGTCACGCATGTTGATCACTCCTTTGTAAGTGAAGGATCGCAAGATCATTCGCTCGTGTTGGACGAGCGATTGCGATCCTCAAGGTGGTTAAAGTCAGCGTAGTGCATCAGCGCAGTAAATAGCTCGGTAGCGCTGGCTTCGCTCCGCGTGGATGCGATGATGGTATAGGGTTTATAAACTCCCAATCCCTGCTTCGCCACGTGGAACGTATTACCATGCTTGACGATGATGTACCTCATTCTCCTTCGTCCTCCCTTGCTGCAGCCAGCATACGCCGGCGCTCATTGTTGAGTGCTTTGGTGATCAGCCGCGCGCGAGCGCACGCGGTGTAGTCATCGGGGCCCGCTACGAGGGCGATGGGGGTGCTATGACCGGTGCCGACCATGTACAGCCATCTGGATCGGTCGTCGGTAACTTGAGCACCGCCATGTATGGCATCGGGGTGCATTACCACCTCAAACCAGTAGTTACTCATTGGTCATCTCCGAGGGGAATGAGGTTGGTGAGCGTCAGCTGGGCGAGCTCGATCGCGGCAATGCACTGGTCGATCATGGGGTTGTCCGCCTCCATCATCTGCATGCCGTAAAGGAACCCGAGCGGGGCATTGAGCCCTTGCATGGCGTTGGCGATACGAACCGCGTCTAGGTTGTGTTTGACAGCCGGCTTGTTGGCGGCAGCGTGAAGAGTGTCCAAGATGTCGGCCATGCTGTCGGGGCTTCCGGCAACGTTGCGACGCTTGCTACGTTTGATTGGCACGAAGCGCCACTTGCCGGGCACGTTCACACCACGATGGATGAACGGACGCACCCATTCGGCACGCTTGCCCTCGGGTGCTGCAGGGGGATTGTGTTGATCATATTTGGTCATGTGGATGGTTCCTCACTTTCGATAGTTAGGGTCGTCGTAGTAGTCAGGATGCAGGTTGGGTAGCGAGCGCCACAGTGCATGGCACTCGATGATCGCCCTCTTCCAGCGGGCATCGTTGGGCTTGATGGTCGGATCGTTGAGAACGGCGTTCCGAATGCGCGTGATCTCAGCGATGATTTCTTGTGGAGTGCGTGAGGGCATTACGCATCTCCTCGTCGGTTTTGAGCTGCTCGCACCACCACACGAACATCTCGGGTTCTAGGCTCCAGCACCAGCTGACGGTGTTGTGGAAGTGCTTGCTCTGATCCAGCAGCAGGAAGCTGGAGTAGAGCGGCAGCAGGTACTTGCGGCGGGGCATTTCGAGCAGCACCCTGGTTTGGTAGATGTTGGTGCTGTGGACGTAACGCCCCCCATTACGCACGTGGATGAACGGGTAGTGGAGATCGCGCGCGAGATTGCGGAAGTACTGTTGCCAGTCCCAGCGACTGCGACCCCAGCCGCCGCTGTAGGGGCGGATCGGCATCCAGTGGTGCTCACGCAGATCAGCCCAGTGATGGTGGATGAAGTGGTTGGTGCGTCGCTCCAGCACATCCATGTCGATCGCCAGCCGCTTGCGCGTCTCCTCGAGCTGGCGGTGCTGGCTGTCGAGCTGGGAAGCGTGATAGCTGGCGAGCTCGGTAGCGATGTGGGTGAAGGTGGTGAAAGTGGGTGGGGGCGTTGAGGTCATAGTTCGATCTCCTCCACGGCAGTGATGAACTCCATGTCGATCGCCAGCAGCAGGTCATGCTTGCCGGGATGGACGACGTGCTGCAGGTAGACGATGTCGGGCGCTGGCGCGCCCGGGGTCGCAGATGCGGCGACACGTCCAGTGTGGACGTGCCCACCTAGTGTGTAGATGTTGTAGTTGCGCTCGGGTTCGAGCGTGATGTACTTGCTTTTCATCCGAATTTCTCCTTCTGGTTGGCACGGATGCGGGCTGCGATATGCAATTGCCAAGTGTCGTAGTCACGTGCGACGTGACGGTAGCTGAGGTACTCAACCTCGGTCAGTTCAGTGCTGCCATGGCTGGCGAGCTCGGGGTCGTCGGTGAGATAGAAATCACCAGTCGCGTCGTTCTGTGCGATCCAGAGTTTCATCACTTGCTCCCATATTTGGCTGCTGCACCACAGGTGGGGCAGGGCGAGTAGCCCGCAAGTTCACCGTCAGTGTCAGTGTCAGTGTCCTCCATATCCACGAGCCGACGCCAGACGCGGTGCATCGTGTCGCCGGGGGTGATGTAGCCTTCATCGTCAGCGATGCCGCACGCATGCACCAGCGCTGCGAGTTCTTCCTGTGTGAGTTCTAGCTTAATCATTATCCTTCTCCTCTGGGTGTCATCGGTATCACCTTCATCTTGTTGCCCAGCTTGAGCAACCGGGTGGTGGGGTTGGGCGACAGATATCCCGACTCCTGCAGGAACCAGTCGCGGTGGAAGTTGGGGTTGGCACGAGCGCAGACGTCAGCGATCTGCAGGATGAGTGCGTTCCCCACGTTGTTGACGCGCAGGCAGTGCGCCAGCTCGTCGAAGATGCGCTTGTTGACGTTGGTCATGGTTAACTCTCCATAGTTAGGGGTGGGTGTTACCAGCCAGCGGTCACCACGAGGAGCTTGCCCTCGGGCGTGAACTTCCACTGGGTGAATGCCTGAGTGAAGCCGTCATGCTCGATGTCGATAGCGATGAACCCGTCAGGGTTACGATCGGGCTCCTCGCGAGTGTGGTCGATGCCAGCACGATCGAGCATCGCTTCGATTATCTGCAGATCCGTCATTGTGGTTCTCCTCACTTTTGATAGTTAGTGGTACTGCGCCAGCACGCTGGCAGCGGGGTAAAACGTATCGCCCATGCCGTGCAGCACGCTCACCCATTCTGCAGGTGGCGCGCCTATGGGGGATGCAGGGAGTTTGTACGAGCGTTTCTCTCCTTTGGTGAAGTTGGTTGCATCGTAGAAGTTGTGCCAGATCCGGCGCTTGCGGTGCCAGTAGCGGCGTTGGCCGGAGATGATGCAGACGATGGCGTAGGTGCTTGGGGTGGTGCTCATGTTATACACTCCATAGTTGTTACTATTGATAGTTAATCGTGGTACTTGTGTCGTGTCCGGCCCGGATGGAATGCGCGGCCAAGGCGACGATCCTCCTTTGCGAATTTACGGAACTCCTCGAGAACGATGGGCCCGGAATGATCTCGCTCCCATTCCTGCAAGCGGCGCTCAATCGTCGTACGGGACACACCGCATAGATCAGCCAAGCGCTGCAGTTTGTAATCGTGTGGCTTGTGGGGATTGAGCGCCGTGAGCACCGGCACCGTCATGGTGGGGTACTTGGAAGCTAAATCTGCAAGGTACACACGGTATTTTCCTGGATGGTTAAAACGCCAGTTGGATAGCTTCTGGCGTAATGTTTGTGGAACATGATCAAGTCGACGGCACGCTTCATCGCGTGAGATCGGCTCGCCTGTTTCATCATCCAATATTTCAATATTGGCACGTCGTGGCATGGTACATCCTCCTTTGTAAGTTTACGGATATTAAAGGCTTATTCATTGGCAGCAGACCGCAGAAATCCGCCAATTTTGTGTTGTTAGCACGATTATCAACATCTCAAAGAAGGGCACCCCCCCTTGGCCGTTGGGGGCCTCGGGGCTGCAGGCGGTAGTCCCCTCTACGTAGCATCATATATATATATTCTAAGAAGTATAAATAATAATCTCTTGATGGTACAAATACAACCTTGAGACGTGTAAGAAAGGGCGGAGATCAGCCACTCTGCCGTTTTCACCGCGCCGCGCTACTCTACAAGTTGTAAATTTGATAATCTAAATGTAGTAATTATTGTAATCTAAATGTAATATTACTACCAATAGTAAGCGTCACCGTTCCCCGTACGCGTGGGGAATGCGCACTGCTCTAAATTTTTTTTAAACATAGTTAACTATTGATAGTTAAATGAAATAAACAAATGAAAAAATGGGGAGGGCTTGCGCCCTCCCCGTAACGTTAGCGAAATCTAAATCCGCTCGTGCCGTCAACACCGGTTTTGTAATATCCTCGATGATCGAGGTCGGGAAATCTTTCTGTAACTTCAGCGAACGCAAAGCGCCCTCTGAAATCATCGTGAAAGATTGCCCACGTCCAGTTTATTCCCGGATCAATACATCCACCGTATTGCCGGATGATTACATCGATCATATCGCGCTTTGACATTGTAAGGCTCCGTTAACTATTGATAGTGAACGGCCCGGCACCGCGTGCGTGATGAATGCGCGGGCCAAAAAATAGGAGGGCCGAAGCCCTCCCATAGTTACGGGAACCTTACCTCCCGCGCTTGCGTGCGGTCTGGACAACGGCGGCAGCGATCTTTACCGTTTCCTTTTCACGCGTGACCAGCGTTGCCATCATTTCATCGGCGGCAGCGCTCGCCTCGCGTGCTTCCTCCTCTTTCGCGGCGCGATCCTTGGCAATCTGTGCGTCATCCTCCATATTCTTGAGAACCTTGTATTGCGCATCAATCAACGCAACCAGCGTCTCACGTTTCGCGCGGCCCTCAAAGGTATCGTACGCCTCATTCTTTTCGTTGGTTAGCGTGTCTTTCAGGAGTTCAAAAGCCTTGAGCCATTTGCCCGATAGCTTCACTTCTGGCGTCTTAGCCTTCCGCACTATTGGTAGTAAGGCGTCGGCGCTGAGACGCGCCTTAGCCTTGATAGTCTCACGTCCCACGTCGGCATAGGTCTGAAATACCGACTTGGCATCCGTTCCGAGTTTCGCCCGTGCCTCGCGAGCATCGGCCAGCACAAATAGACCGTTGATACCGTCCGATGCGTTGAGCAATCCGAGATTGCACGCGACACGCAATTCGCTCGCCTTAGTCGCGGCACTCTCTTCAGTTAGTTCCACGCCATGGACGGCGCGTTCCGTGACGTGACGGGACATTTGCGACAGGAAACGCGACACGCTGTCATCCTTGGGGAGGGCCTTACCGTCCGGCCCTTTCTTGCCCTCGTTACGATTATCCATCGTGGCAACGCCATCCATGGCGAGCGTCACAATCTGGGTGAACCGTGCGGGCCAAACATCCTTGTGGATGATAAACGCCTCGCCCGCTTCATTCGCCGCCGCAATGAGCATTGCGTCAGTGTTATCCCCCACGAGGGCAGGCTTTGCTTTGGTAACCATAGTTTCATTCTCCGAATTATGGGATGGATTATCCAATCCCTACACTATAGCTAATTTAGCAGGTTTTTGTCCGGTAACTATCGATAGTGAGCGGTTTCGGGGCATGGTTCACTATCGATAGTGAGGGGCCGGCGGGGTATCTGGCTCGGGGCACCCACCCCCGCCCGCCGCTTTTAGGTACGTCGCATATACCAAAACTCAAAAACCAAAAATTCAAAAATCATTACTTTCCAGCCCATTACACCCCTAAAAGCTGAAGAGTTAAAAGCTGAAAAGTTAAAAGCTGGAGAGTTAAAAAGTTCCAGCTTGTCAACCACCCCCCAGTGCAGTATTAACCCACCATGAGTGAAACACTCCCCACTACCGACGTGCGGACGCTGCTGGGCATCATTAGCGAGGACGAGTTCGGGCGTGCCGTCGGCGTCGTCGGACCCACGGTGGCGATCTGGCGCAATCGCGGTGAAGGCCCGCCGTTCTACCGCTTCAAGCGCAACATCTTTTACCGCACTGCCGATGTCATCCAGTGGATCATCGAGAACACCATCGATCCCACCACCCAGCAGCACGTCATCCCCCGTGCCGTTCCGCTACCTTCGTTCAAACCCACTCCTGCCGTCCATCCCGATCCGATGAAGGTGATGGATCAGCTTGACCGTATGGTTGACAAACTTACGTCCAACCCCCTACAGGTGGCACGTGCACCTGACGACGAGCACAGCTCGCTCAACAGCTCACACACCTCACCAGCTGACGCTGGCTCGGTCAGGTCCAACCGCCAACCGGCGGTCGAGGACGATGCTGACGAGGAGCCCGCTGCATCTGCTGGATAATACGGGTCATCAACCCGCCATGGATCCCCAGGCATCCGTACTGCAGTGCGTCGGCGGGGTGCGAGTACTCATTCTTGTCCGGTAGCGGCTTGGTTTGACCGGATTTGGTTTTCGCGTAGCGATAACCCCCCATCATACCCCGCACCAGTTTCGGGCAGTGCATCAGACTGAATAGCATTGCCGGTCCGCCGTCGCGCTGCTGCAGCAGCAAACTATCCACTGCCCGCAATCGTGCGTCGATATCGTTGGTCGGTGCCGGAAACGCGATAAACCCGTTGCGTTTCAACAGGTCGAAACTGGTTTCCTCGTACAAGCTATCCTTCGCTGCCCCTGCCGGGTCGCCGATAATCACCGATGGCAGGCCCGCGTAGCGCTTCGACGCCAGCAGCGGCTTGAGGTTTTTCTGCAGGTGCAGCTCGAGCGAGATATCTTCTGCCAGACACTCCCCCAGCACCCGCACTTTCCCTTTCATGTCCATCTGCAGTATTATCGAGCACGGCGACCTGCCGAAATCCTGCCCGATCACCAGCATCTGCCCCTGGATCGGATCAATCTCATCCTGGATGTGGAAACTGATGTTGAAAGTTTCCCGGTGTACCGCCAGCCCGCTTGGATCCTCACCGTATTCCGCGCGTACATAGCGGGCGATCCACGCGTCGCCCAGCGGTGACGCCGCCAAGCGCTCATAATACGTCCTCCCCTGTGCAATCCGTTCCGGATGCCCCACCGGCAGCTTAAGCGTTTCCGGCGTCTGCATCAGCCAGTCCAAATTCTCGGCTTCCTCGCTTAGTCCCGACGGCTGCACGTAGACGTCGGTGGTTTCCGGGGGGCCCATCATGTAATCGGCCCACTCGGATCCCAGCGTTGGCATGTTGGTGTCGGCGACCATGCCGAACCACGTCGCCCCACCCATGTTAGCACCGGGAAATCGACCACACCGTCCAGCTAACGGTTCCGTCAAGGATAACGGTATCTCGATAGCTTCCGACAACCAGGCTCCCGTAAGCTGCATCGACAGCAGGCGCTTCTGGTCCTCCTGGTTCTCGAGCGGGATCAGCAGCCACTCGCTGCGGACGTCGCCTGCCGCTATGTACACCGTGTTGTCGGTGACCTTGAACGTGACGATCGGTTCGAGCCATTGCGTTATATCCTTCAATACCGTGTCGCGGAGCTGCTTCAGCGTGGTGCGGACGATCGCCCACCGCGTGTAACGCAACCCGTCCGCTGCCGGCTCCTGCTCGCAGCTGCGCCGCAACAGCTCCATCATCACCCCGGTGGTTTTTCCGCTGCCGACGGGTCCGGCGATAATCCGGAAAAACGCTTCGCTGAGCATGAACTCGCGCACGGTGGGCGGTGGGGTGAACGCGATGTCAGGCATTATACCTGGCGCTCCTTTCAGGATCGCTGAGCGCCTGCGGCGCTATCCACCACGTCGCCTTCTGGCGACGCAGCAACAAGTATGTGATCGATCGCCTGCAGGAACAGCGGGCGAGTGTCGCCGTCCCATGCATGGTCGATGAGCAGGTCGCAGTAGCGCTCGCCCTGCAGCGTGTTGCACAGCACCCGGAACACCGTCGTGTTGTTCAGGGGGATGTACGCGATCTGAGCGCGTCCGTCCCATCCTTCCGGTAGTGGGACGCTCACCGGCAGGTCGAGGTCGACGATCTTGGGCAGTCTGAGCCACGTCATCAGCCATTCGGGTGGCAGGCGGCGAGGTGGGCGCGGTCCCTTCGGTTTTGGCTTTGGTTTTGGCTTTGGTTTGCCCCCGCTGGCGACGTACTGCAGCTCGTTATAGAGCGTGCGGGGCTGGTTCTGCTGCTTCAGCCAGCGTTCAAACGGGGGGCGGCGCTTTTCCCGCTCGTCCCGGGCGGCGCGATAGCAGATTTGCCGGATCCGCTCGATCGAGTGGGACTTACAACCCATTTTTTGCCGGATCGGTACCAGCTGCCTGAGCGTCATCCCCTTGATACCCCACAATCTGTTCAGGGTATGGCGCTGTTCCCAGGCGGTTTGCTCCACGCGGACGTGATATGGCACCTCGAGCTGGTCGAAATACTCGTCCCGGGTCATTTTTTACCCCAGATCTGCGTTGATTTCGAAGGCGTTTATATCCCCGTTTTGGGGGTTAAAACCGAGCTTTTTCACCCCAAAAGCGTCGATTTCGCCCTCAAAAACCTCATTTTCACCTGATATTTGATGGTCTTCCACCGCACTGCGTATCCGGTGCGCTCCCACCTGCAGGGTTTTGTCCCCCAGATTGATGGTGATACTGAAACCGCTGCCGCCAGCATGCTTCTGGTCCGCTTCGGTGCCGATGCCGGCGAAACTGGCAACCAGCTTCGCCAGTCCGGTTTTTGCCACCAGCGTCTCCTTGGCGTCGAGCAGCGACTTGGCGGCGTCCTCGAGATACATCTCGATCACCGACGCCGACTTCAGCTTGACCCGTTCACGAGTATTTTTTGCCGAGCTCCACGCTTCCTCTTCGTTCGCTAGTAGATCGTTAAAGCGCTCATACTCCAGAAGCGCTCCCCACTGATCATAGCTTAATTGGTAGCGTGTGAGTAGGTCGTCGATATCGTAGTGATCGATGGCGATCTCGCGGGCCAATCGTACTAGATCGATGTCGCGCTGGATCACGGCGTTCATCGTACACCTCTAACTGCTTGACGCTGCAGTCAGAACTAGTATAGCTCGACAAATAGCGCAAGCGAGGACGCATGCCCCCCGCCCTGCCGATCCCCCTAGCACCCCAGTACTCACACCCTAGTCGTGGTGCAGTGCGGGTCGTCCCGCCAGCCCAATACGAGCAGCAGCTGCAGGATCGCGACAAGCTGAAGCGCGATGCTTATGCCAAGGGTGGCAAGTCCGAGCAAACCATGACCGATCTCGCGGGCTACGTCCGTGGGATGTACGACATGTTCCGGACTCACCGTGACATGGTAAGCGGGGGGTGGTCGTCGCGCCTGATGCACGCGCTTCGTACGTTTAATGGGGAGTACCACCCGAGTAAACTGCAAGAGATACGGCAGTTCGGCGGTAGTGAGGTCTATGCCCGGATTGTCGCGATGAAATGCAGGGGGGCGAGCTCTTTGCTCCGTGACGTGTACCTGTCGCCCGACAAACCTTGGGGCCTCGCTCCCCCTGCAGACCCCGACGTGCCGCCCGAGATCCAGAGCCATGTCCAGCGTCTGGTCGAGATCGAGCTGCAGGAAGTGCAGGCGATGGGGGCGCAGGTCGAGCCGACCCAGATCAAGGGGCGGGTCGAAGGGTTGATGGCGGAAGCGAAGAAAGCGGAAACCAAGAAAGCCACCAAGCGGGCGCTGGCAGCGGAGAACCGGATCGAGGAGCTGCTGCAGGAGGGGGGATTTTACCACGCGCTGGCGGAACTGGTGGTCGACGTGCCGCTGTTCCCCTACGGCGTGCTCAAGGGGCCGGTGGTCAAGGTGGTGCCGTCGGTGACGTGGGGTGAGCAGGGGCCCAGCACCCAGCAGATCCCGAGGATGTTCTGGCAGCGTTTATCCCCCTTCGACGTGTACTGGTCACCCGGTGCCGGTACGATACAGGCAGCTGACGTTATCGAGCGCGGGCGGTTATCGCGCGCCGAAATCAATGATTGCTTGGATTTACCTGGATACATGCACGAGGAGGTGCGGGCGGTTTTGGATGAGTACGGGCGTGGCGGGCTTGCCGATGACTGGGACAGCTATGACGCAGAACGTGCTGTGCAGGAGAACCGGGAAAATCCACGCTATAACCGAAGCGGGATGATCAACTTCCTGTGCTTCAACGGCAACATCCAGGGGCGGATGCTGAGCGACTGGGGGATGCAGGGCATCACCGATCCGATGCGGGATTACAAAGTCGAGCTCTACCTGATCGGGACGCACGTCATCAAGTGCCAGATGAACCCGAGCCCGCGCCAGCGTCACAACTACTTCATCACCAGCTTCGAAAAAGTACCCGGAACGCCAGTGGGCAACGGGCTGCCCGATATCCTTGCCGACATCGAGGACGTTGCAAATGCGACGCTCCGGGCACTAGTTAACAATCTCAGCATCGCTTCGGGTCCACAGGTCGTGGTCACCGATGACAGATTGACGGCGGGCGAGGATGGGGAGGATCTCTATCCATGGAAGCGATGGCACGTCAATTCGGACCCGATGGGCAACAATACCCAGGCCCCGATTTCGTTCTTCCAGCCGAATTCCAATGCCCAGGATCTCCTCGCTATCTACGAGAAATTCAACGCGATGGCGGACGACTTGTCTGCTATTCCCAAATACCTGTCTGGTCAGGGTGCGGGTGCGGGTGCGGGCCGGACTGCTGCTGGCTTGGCGATGCTGATGGGCAACGCCAGCAAGATACTACAGACGGTGGCAGCTAACATCGACGGCGACATCATGGAGCCGATGCTCGGTTATCTGTACGATCTGCTGATGCTCACGGATCAGACCGGGGTGTTCTCCGGCAGCGAGAAGGTGGTGGTTAAAGGAGTCAACGTCGCGGTGCAGCGCGAAACCCAGCGCTCCCGGCAGCTCGAGTTTCTGCAGATCACCGCCAATCCGATCGATGCCCCGATCATCGGCACCAAGGGGCGGGCCAATATCCTGCGTTCGGTTGCGGATACGATTGGCATGGATGGCGATAATATCGTACCGTCCGAGGAAGAGATCGAGATGCAGGAGGCGCAGGCGGAAGCTCGGGCCAAGCTGCAGATGGCGATGGCTGGCGGTGCGCCGCCTCCCGGGCAGGGTGGACCAGTCCAGCCGCAGGGAACCCCGCCGCCCGGTACCCCGCCGCCCGGTACCCCGCCGCCCGGCGCTGCGGCGCAAGGTAACCAGAAGGGACCGGCGACTACCAATCAAATGGGTCCGAGCGTCGGGCCGAAGATCGCCGGAGGAGTAGGATAATGGCACTTACCCCGTACAAAAAGATCGATGATGGCGATCTCGCCAAGGCACTCATCCTTGCCGGTTCGGCCCGTCGCAGTATCGATCGTAACGACTTTCCGGTAGTCATCCGGGAAATGGAGGCGCAGCTCAGCATCACCCCCGCGCACATTCGCGGGGTCGACGATGCTGACGTCGGGACGCTTATCGTCAAGCAACAGACGGCGCAGGCGTCCGATGTCACCGTCCCTGCGGTCAGCGTGTTCGCCCCGCTTGACAATGCAACCGGGGTGGCGACTACCGTCAGCCCGGGGGTGACCTTCAACGAGCAGATTGTGTTCGGTTCTGGCACCTTCAGCCTGTTCCTCACCACTGGTAACGTGCTGGTGCACGCATGGTCGATCCCGGCCAATATCGGATCGGGGCTGGGGCAGGCGTACATAACCGGCGGCAACAAGGTCAATCTGCGTCCGCCGGCCGTGCTGGCAGCGGCGACCCAGCACTACATCACATGGACGGCAGGGGCGGTGCGCGACCTCGCCGGTAATAATGCTGCAGCGCAGGCGTCGACCACGGTGTGGTCGTTCACGACGGCTTAACTATCGATAGTTAACAGAGGAGAACGAAAATGGGTGACAAGTCGACACCGGCTCACAAGACCAAGACACAGAAGAAGTCATCGCCGAAGTTCGTCAATCCCGGTCCGTCGGGCAAGATGGCGAAGAAGGGATCGTCCGGTACGCAGACTCCTGGCCAGTCGGCCCAGATGGGTAGCGGCGGGGGCAAGTTCGCCAAGGGCGGCGGTTCTGGCAGGATGAGCGGCAAGAATAAAGTCAAGGAAGTTACTGCGGCGTAGATGGCGATCAGCAAAACCGAGGAGCTGGTGGTCGCGGCTTTCCAGCTCTCCAAAACTTGTCCGCGCGAGTGGGAGGTATTTCTCAAGGCGCTTGACGCCTACGTCGCTGAAACGGTGAAGAAGTTGGTGGCGTCCGAACCCGCCACCCTATCTAACTATCAGGGGCAGGCGGTGCAGGCGACGCACATCTTCAATCTGTTCGCCGATGCTCGTAAAACCGTACAGAATGCCGAGCGCATGCGTAACCTGAAAAAACCAGCAGAGAAATCACAATGGCCGTCCAGCTAGCACCAACCGATCCTAACGTTCGCCTTCCCGCTGCCGTCGTGGCTGCTACCCAGCGGGCATTAGCCATGCAGGAGCAGCAGCGCCGGGAAGCAGCCGGTGAACCTGATCCTGCGCCTGAAGCGCCGCCAGCCAATCCCCAGCCCCAGACCGCGACTCCTTCTGCCCCCCAGACGCCGGAGCCGGATCTGGAGCACAAGCTGAAGTCGGCCGAAGGCCGGCTGGCAAAAGCCGAGAGGGAACGTCAAGCCCTCGCTCAGCGGCTGGCGGCACTTGAGGCGCAGCGTCCGGCTCCGCAGCAGCAGCAGCAGCAGCCGCGTCAGCAGCCGATGCCGGAGATAAAGAAGCTGGTGACGGCGGAGGAGGAAGAGGAGTTCGGGCAGGAATTCCTCGGCGTCGTCGGGCGCAAGGCGCGCGAAGAGCTTGCCGGGGAGATGTTCAAACTGCAGCGGCAGCTCAATGAGTTGAGCGGTAGTGTCAACAGCGTTTCGACTGTCGTGGTTACCAGCGAGCGAGAGAAGATGAAAACGCAGCTCGACGAGGCGCTGCCGCCTTGGCGGCAGATCAACTATGACGAACGTTTTCTGTCGTGGCTGGCCTTGCCCGATCCTTTTTCGGGTGTTACAAGACATGAGTTGTTGAAGTCGGCGTACTCGAGCAATAATGCCGCTCGCGTGCTAACCTTCTTCAAGGCTTTTGTGGCTGAAGAGGCTGCAGGAAGCCCGCCTTCGCCGGGATCTGAAACGCCGCCTACCCCTACCCCAAGTGGTGGTAATGGGTCGCAGCCTGGAAAGATCCCGCTTGAGAGTTTGGCGGCACCCGGCAGAGCCAGCCCAGCGGCAACTCAAGTTCCCGCTGACAAGCCGATAATCACCCGACAGCAGATTACCCAGTTCTATGCTGACGTGGCCGCAGGTCGATATCGCGGTCGGGAAGCCGAGAAGCTGGAGAACGACGCCGCAATCATCCTCGCTTCGAACGAGGGTCGTATCGCTTAACGCTCCTTCCGGGTAGCCCCCGCGAGGGGCTAACCCGGAGCCAAGGAAATGGCATTCCCTATTGCAGGTGCAGGTACCACACCTCCGCTATGGCCGGTCGGTTCAACCGCCAACGCCCTCGGTGCCAACAAGTTCATCCCCGAGATCTGGTCGGGCAAGCTGATAGAGAAGTTCTATGCGAGCACCGTTCTCGCGGCGATCTCGAACACCGACTACGAGGGCGAGATCAAGAACCAGGGTGACAAGGTCATCATTCGCACCAAGCCGACCATCACTATTCGGCCGTATCGTGCCGACGGCTTGCTCACCATCGACCGTCCGGAAGGCGGCAATGTCGAACTGCTGATCGACAAGGGCGATTATTTCAACCTCGCCCTCGACGACGTGATGCGGATCCAGTCTGACATCAATCTGCTCGAGATATGGTCCGATGACGCGGGCGAGCAGATGAAGATCGTGGTCGACCGTGCGGTCCTCCTCGACCTACTCAGCAAGGCACACGCCAAGAACCGGGGCACTACCGCTGGCATGATTTCCGGCGACGTCAATCTCGGTGTCACCGGTACGCCGCTCAGCGTGGTGGCGCGGTCGCCAACTACCGGCCAGATCGAAATCCTCGACGTCATCCTCCGGCTGATGCAGGTGCTCGACGAGCAGAACATCCCGGAGACGGGACGCTGGGTAGTTATTCCGGCGTGGGCGGCGATGATGCTCAAGCAGTCCGAGCTTCGTCAGGCGTACTTGACCGGTGACAGCGTGTCGCCGCTCCGGAACGGCCGCATCGGGCAGATCGATCGTGCAACGATTTATGTCTCCAACCTGCTTCCGCGTGGCGTAGTTACTGGTCCTCCGGCGCTGGCGGCTAACGAGCAGCCGTTCTTCGCCGGCACTTCGCACGGACTGACTTTCGCCAGCCAGTTCACCAACATGGAGACGATGCGTTCCGAGCTGTCGTTCTCGACCCTGCTCCGTGGGTTGCAGATCTACGGGTGGAAGGTTCTCGACAGCATCGCAATCGCGGAAGCGATTGTCATCAAGGCACCGTAGGTTCTACCTCCCTCCTACGGGCCTGGCGTTGTCGAGTAGGCGTCCCTGTGAGCTGGTCGCGGGGACGCCACTAACTATCAATAGTAAGGGAGCCGACGGTGGCGATCCTCAGCACGGTCGAAGACTACGTGAACGAGGCGCGGGTCCTGCTGCAGGATACGCTCGGTTCCGGTTCCGGGTACCGTTACAGCGACGCCGAACTGGTCAGCGGGTTAAACATGGCACTGGAACAGGCGCACAAGCTGCGCCGTGACTTGTTCCTCAGATACGACACTGCCCCCTATTATCCGGTAGTGTCCGGGGTCGAGGTCACCATCGATCCGGGCTATCGCCGGGCGCTGCTATTCTTTATGGTTGGTCATGCCCAGTTGCGCGACGAGGAGGAGACGACTGACTCACGAGCCAGCGCGTTCCTCACCGCCTTCACCGCCCAGCTGACAACTCCGGTGTAGCATGGCCCAGAGCGCCCCCAACGCCGTCATTGCCCGCATCATAAACAATGCCAAGGTCCAGCTGCCGGGGTCGATCGAGGACGGCATCCTCTACGAACTGTATAACGTACTCGACGAGTTTCTACGCGAGACCGACGTGTGGACCGAGGATATCCGGTTCGACACAGTGGTTGGCGTGGTTGACTACGACGTCGTGCCGGTAACCGGTCGGGTAGTTAACCTGATCTACTGCTGGTACGGCGATAGCACGCCCGAGATTGGCGGTATCAATGCGTCGATGCCGATCCCCGGCTGGCTTCAGCTATTTCGGGCGCCGGACGAACCCAAGGAGTGTATGGTCAGGGTGTCGCTGTCGGTGCTCGATCCGGTGACCCGTGCCGGATATCCGCAATGCCCGACCTGGATCCTTGATCGATATCATGGTGCGTTCACGTCGGGCCTGATCCATAAAATGGGCCTGCAGCCCAACAAGCCGTGGACGAATGGCGAGATAGCGGTGATGCATGGCCAGAAGTTCCACAATCTGATCGGGCAGGCCAAGGTCGATTACCTGCATCAACACACGCGCGGGGCGCAACGCTGGCGGTACCCGCAAGCGTTCATGCCGACAATCAGGAGATAACAATGGCGATCGTTTATGCTCCCGCTCTTAAAACCACACGGATGAACGCAGTGGAGGCGGCACTCGATGCCGGTCCCGGCGCTGCGACGCTGGTGATCGGCACCAGTGCGCTCAGTGGGGGTACAGGCGTGCTGGCGACCATCCCCCTCGCCGATCCGGCCGGTACCGTGTCCGGGTCGGTGCTGACGCTCTCGGCGCTGCCCAAGTCGGCTGCAGCCTCGGCAGCGGGTACTGCCGCCAAGGCGGAGCTTCGGGACAGCACCGGGGTAGTGGTGGCGTCGGGCTTGACCGTCGGCACGTCAGCGTCGGATATCATCATCAACTCGGTGGCGATATCCATTGGGCAAACGGTTCAAATAAACACGGGTACGATTACCCACGGTTGATAGGAGAATACAATGCCACTGATTGCAGATAGCGTCTTCGACGCTGGCCTCGCCACCATCCAGTCGGGTGGTACCAAGATCGACCTGTGTTCCTCGGAACCGGCCAACTATGCTGGCATTGCCGCTGTGACGCTGGGCAACAAAACCGGCTTGACCACGGGTGCGCCTGCCAACGGCACGGTCAACGGCCGACGGGTGACGGTGCCCGCGATCACGTCCGGTGCGCCTGGCAACATCACCGGTACAGGCACTGCATCGCACTGGGCGCTGAGCAACGGCTCTTCGACGCTCTATGCGGCAGGGGCGCTGACTTCGACGCAGGCGGTGACCTCGGGCAACACGTTCACCCTCGACGCCATCGACATTACTATCGCCGACGCGACATGAGATGCCGCGAGCGGACAGTCACCAGAACGAGGTGTGGGACAGCCTGTACCGCGCCTATGTCGGGGGCGAGGAGGTCCACTACGATCGCCGCGCAATGGAGACGTTCATCGGGCGCGATCCCGAGCGTCTGATCGAGGTACTGGTCCCCTACGGGCTTCTGCCCGAGCATCGTATTGCACTGATCGGTTCGGCGTTTGGCTGGGTGGGCGAGCAGTTCATCGAGCTGGGCTATCCGCTCGTCACCTGCATCGACACCTCGACGTGGGTGCACGATAACAAGGCGGTGCACGCCATCCTGCCGATCGAGAACGTCGACATCAGCATCCCTCAAAGTCGCAGCACCCTCGGATCGTTCGACTGGGCGATCAGCGAGGACGTGCTGCCCATTCTGACCGACGAAGAAGCAGCGGAGCTGTCGCTCTCGATGCGGGCGCTCGCGCCCAACGTGGTTCACTGGCTGCAAGCGCTGATCCCTGGAGGAGATCAGGATGCGAGGCTGAACTGGAAGAGCGGGGAGGATTGGAAGGCGATCGTCGCGCCTGACCTGGTGGTGGTCAGGAACGAGATCGCCCGGGTGCTCTGATGGCACTGCCCGTCCAAGTTAATGGCAGCGGCATGCTCAGGTCCGGCACGCCGGTCTGTGGCGGCTTCATCTCGTCTGCCGGCAACGTCTATCTCGTAGGGTCCGATCACGGTGCGGGCAACGGCATCCGGATAGTAAAGGCGACCGATCCTACGTCGGCCTTCGCCAGTGTTTATTATGCTTCCACCGGCTTTCTGATGGGTTTGTCGGTGTGTCAGGTCGGTGACACGCTGCATATTGCTCATGTGGTTGGTAGCAGCGGTACTAACCAGCAATTGCGCTACAACACTTTCGATATGGCGACAGACGCCATTGGACTGACTGAATTAGTTCATACCGGCTATGACTCTACGACGAGCGCCGGCGCCCCTGTAAACGATTGCGCCATTGTCTACCGGACGTCCGATAACCAGCCGCTGATCGTCTACAACGGTCCCCGTGTCGCCAATATGGGGACGAGTTACTCACGCGTAGTCTACGCGGTACGCACCGGGACTAATACGTGGTCGACCAATCAGGGACCGATCGACTCCGGGGGTACGGTCGATCATATCTACGCGCGAGCGGTTCTAGGCTCCTCAAACCGTACCCATAGCTTCTACAGGTCCGCTTCAAATCTTTGGAAAACGCGCTGCATAACCAGCGCCAACGCCCTTCAGACGGAAACGGCTCTGGGTACAGGACAGACTGGGCCGACAGCTCCACTGTCTTGGTCGAATGGATCAACCCAGAGGATTATGGGAGTTAATATATCGAGTACTACCCTCGTCACGCTTACCTACGACAGTGCTGATGTTTTGTCGGGTGCTACTAATCCATCGACTGAGCCGACGACGGCTAGTATACCTTACTGGGCATATAATGACGGGACTGATGTTTACGTTCTCTATCGCAATACTAGCAATAGTGACCTTTATGTCATCAAATCGACTGATGATACCGCGACGTGGGGAACTCCCGCTGTAGCCTATGTTGGCGATGTTAATTCAGCCTTAATATCGCTTTCGCGTCACGGCAATATATTCGAGCGTGGTGGCAACTTCGTCATTCCGTATGTATTTCAAACCACAGGGGATGTAATCTACTACAATGAGTACATCGTCAGGGCTGGCTTCTCCGGTCATACCTGCTTTGCCAACGACATCATCAGCACTTCGTCGGTCACGACGGCAGCGATCACACAGGTCCACACCCCTCTAGCCAACGACGTAAAGTCGAACTCCAGTGTTACACAGCCGGTGCTCGGCATTCGGCGCGACTGCCTTGCCAACGACGTCATCTCCGCATCGGCAGTAACCAACCCGCTCGCAACTATTCGCCGCGACGCGCTGGCTAATGACGTCAAATCGAACTCCAGCGTCACCAGCCCAGCGGCGCTGATCACGCGGGTGGCGCTTGCCAACGACGTCAAATCTACCCCTGTCGTCACCCAGCCCGCAGTTAAAGCGCTTCACGGCCTACTGGCGAACGACGTCAAGTCGAACTCCAGCGTCTCGCAGCCTGTCGTGGCCGAGATCGGCGGTTCGGTCGCCTGTCTCGCTAACGACGTTGTCAGCCCGTCATCAGTCACCCAGCCTGCCGTGCTGATCACGCGTGTTTGCCTTGCCAACGACGTTAAGTCCACTTCCAGCGTCACCCAGCCTGCGGCGATCATCGGTCGCAACGTCCTCGCCAACGACGTCAAATCTATTCCCGTCGTCACTCAGCCCGCTGCAGTCATCCAGCGTGCTGTCCTCGCCAACGACATCATTTCCACGTCGAAGGTGTCGAACCCGGTTGCGAGCATAGTCGGAACCGCTGATGCGCGGGATCTGATCTCGCTGTCGAGCGTCAGCCAGCCTGCGGTTCATCAGGTTCACGGCGTCCTCGCCAACGATGTCATATCGACGTCGGACACGCCGACGCCAGCCGCTGGCATCATTCGCAACGCGCTGGCGAACGACGTCAAATCCAATTCTAGCGTCACCAACCCGGTAATCGCGCAGCGCCACGCTCCGCTCGCCAACGACGTCAAATCCAACTCCAGCGTTACTCAGCCGACGCTGGGGCAGCTCCGCATCCTCCTCGCCAACGACGTCAAATCCAACTCCAGCGTCACCACGCCCGCGATCGGGCAGCTTCGCGTCCTCCTCGCCAACGACGTCATCTCCACGTCGAAGGTAAGCAATCCGGTATTCGGCCAAACCCGCGCACTACTTGCCAACAGTGTCACTTCGGACACTACGGTTACCAACCCGGTACTCGGGCAACTCCGTGCCCTCCTCGCCAACGACGTCAAGTCCAACTCCAGCGTCAGCAGCCCGACCGTCAGCGGGGTCGGGCTCATCTATGGGCAGCATCTCGTATCGCCGTCGACCGTCAGTCACCCGCTAGCGGTCATCCAGCGGGCCATCCTTGCCAACGACGTCAAGTCGCCCTCCAGCGTTACCAAGCCGACGCAGCTGCGGCAGCTGCAGACCATCCTCGCCAACGACGTCGCCTCGATCTCGTTCGTTCATGTGATGCGGGTGGCGACTAACGGCTTCTACCCGGCGGCATTTTACGGCGTTGCGTTCGACCATCTGCCATCCACCAACGCGCTGGCGGTTACCGGGGCTGCGGACGTACTGGCGTCGTCGGTCACTGCCTTCCCGCACGTACTGGCTAACGACGTCCAGTCCAACTCCACGCTTACCCAGCCCATACTCAGGACGCGGCACACCCTTCCCGGTGTTGTCAGCGTCAAGTCCAATTCCAGCGTCACTGTCCCTGCCGCACCGATCACGCGGGTGGCGCTTGCCAACGACGTCAAGTCCAACTCCACGCTCGTTCAGCCTGTGCTCAGGACGGTGCACGGGCTGCTCGCTGACAATGTCAGATCCACCACCAGCGTCACCAAGCCTGCGGTCAAGGCGCTGCATGTTCTGCTTACCGGCGGCGTCACCTCGCCGTCGAAGGTGTCGAACCCGGTCATCGGTATTGTTGGCACTACCGATCCACGCGATCTCGTATCGCTATCGAGCGTCACCAAGCCGCTGGCAGTCATCAGCCGTGCCGTTCTGGCTAACGACGTCAAGTCGGACTCCAGCGTTACCAATCCGATAGTCGGACAGCGTCACGCTCCACTCGCCAACGACATCCAATCCAATTCCAGTGTCAGCAATCCGGAGCCTAACCAGCGTCGCGCCCTGCTCGCCAACGACGTCAAATCCAATTCCAGCGTCAGCAATCCGCTCACAGCCCTCATCCGTAATTTCCTGGCGAATGACATCGTCTCGGCTTCGTCGGTCGCTCAGCCGTCGCAGTTGCGGCAGCGGCAAGCCATCCTTGCCAACGACGTCAAGTCGACGTCAGCGGTCCAGCTGGTCGAGGGGGCGACCAACGGCTTCTACCCCGTCGCCTTCTATGGCGTCGCGTTTGACCACCTGCCGATCACCAGCGGGCTGACCGTCGCTGAAGCCATCGATGTGCTGACGGTGCAGGCTGCCATCATCCACAACACGCTGGCGAACGACCTCACGTCGCCATCGTCGGTCCAGCAGGGGGCCAACCTCCGGCAGGTTACCAACCTATTGGCGAACGACGTCAAGTCGACGCCGAAGGTCGGCAATCCGCAGCTTGGCATTGTCGGAACCGTCGATGCCCGCGATCTCGTATCGCCGTCGAGCGTCAGCCAGCCGGTGGCGGGCATCGGCCGTAGCGCTCTGGCGGATGACGTCACCTCACTATCGATAGTTAGCCAGCCGGCGCAGCTGCGGCAGCTGCAAACCATCCTCGCCAACGACGTCGCCTCGACCTCGTTCGTCCTGCAGGTCAAGGAGTCGACTAACGGCTTTTATCCGGTTGCGTTCTACGGCGTTGCTTTCGATCACCTGCCGCTCATCACCACGCTGGCTGTCACCGGTACGTCTGACGTATTGGCGTTCACTGCGGAGAACATCAACGTACCAGTGGCGTTTGGCGTCGTGTCGGCCACGTCGGTCAGCGTGCCGCAGCTGGGGGCGCTGCAAGCCCTAGAAGCTGACGACGTCATCTCGAACTCGTCCGTCGTACAGGTTCAGCACTATACGAACGGCTTCTACCCAGCCGCATTTTACGGCGTCGCCTTTGACCATCTGCCGATCACCAACGAGCTGGCTGTCACCGGTACGGCTGACGTGCTGTCGGTCAGCGCGACTAACATCAACGTGCCCGAGGCGCGTGATGTCACCTCACTATCGATAGTTAGCCAGCCGCAGCTAGGCGCTCAGCAAACCCTACTCGCCAACGACGTCAAATCGACCTCGGCCGTGCTGCTGGTCAGGGAGGCGACGAACGGCTTCTACCCGGCTGCGTTCTACGGTGTCGCCTTCGACCACCTGCCGACCACCAACGCACTGGCTGCCGTCGAAGCTGCAGATGTGCTGGCGATCGATACGCTGGTTCTCGGCCTTCCGGTCACCTGCGATCTGGCGGTGACCGATGCAGTCGACGTTCCGGCATTCGACGCTTCGATGTATCTGGCTGTGGATATGGCGGTTGTCGAAGGGCAGCCGTACAGCTTCCAGGCTTTCTACCCGGCAGCGTTTGATCCCGGCTTCTATACCGACACCATAACCATCCAGCTCGTCGACCAGTTCAGCGCCGGGGTTTCCCTCGGCCCAATCATCGCGATGATGGATCTGGCGGTAGCCGAAGCTGCCGACACGCCGTCGGTCACTGCAGCGAGCGGGGTGGCGTACATATCCCTCGATGTGGGGATTATCGAGGGGCTGGTTTACAGCCAGGAAGCGTTCAATCCGCCAGCGTTTTACGAGCTTGGCTTTTTCACCAACGCGTCGATCGTACAGTTCACCGACCAGTTCAGCGCCACGCTTTCTGCCAGCGCGGAGCTGGGCTTGGCGGCGACCGAAGCTGCCGACATTACGGCAATCGATGTCGAGTACGTGCCGGCGTTCATTGTCCTCGACGTGGGGATCGTCGAGGGGCAGGTCTACAACGTTCAGGCTTTCAATCCCGACGCGTTCTACGGATTTTATACCGATCCGACGACCGTACAGTTCGCCGACCAGTTCAGTGCTGAAATCCTAGCTGGTTCGCTATTGGGCTTGGCGGCTACCGAAGCTGCCGATGCTCCAGCGGTCACTGCCGAGGTAAGTGGACCGGCGTACCTGTCGCTCGATATGGCGGCGGTCGAGGGGCTGACCTTCAACGCTCAGGCGTTCTATCCGACAGCGTTCAACGATCCGGGTTTCTACATCGAGCCGGCGACTGTGCAGGTCACCGACCGGTTCGATGGCGATATCCTGCTCGGCGTCTGGATGGACCTGGCAGTCACCGAAGACGTCGACAGCGTGGAGCTAGCCGACTCCTCGTTCATCTCCCTCGACATGGCGGTGATCGAGGGTTGGGTCCCCGACGTCCAAGCGTTCAACCCTGCAGCGTTCTACGGTTTCTACACCGACACGGTGACCCTGTATCTCACCGACACGCTGGAAGCGACGGCGGAAGCGCTCAACTTCATCAGCGTTGGGATAGTGGAGGATGTCGACACCGTAACCGGTCAGGTCGATGCCATTGACGACGGGCTGTTCGGCGTAGAAGCGCCCGACGCTGCCATACTGATCGTCTATACCACGTCCGATCTGACTGTCGATCTGGTGGCGGTCGAAGCGGCTGACACCGCAGAGATCAGCGGCTCGCCGTTCATCTCCCTCGATATGACGGTCGTTGAGGGGCTGACTTACAACACCCAAGCCTTCAACTCCGAAGCATTCTACGCGGTTGGTTTCTACATCGACACGGAGACCGTTCAGGTCACCGACCAGTTTGCCGCCGAGGTTTTCCTCGGTGTGTCGATGGACTTGGCAGTGACCGAGGATGTCGACATCCTGTTCATTGCCGATGCATCGCTAGCATACATGGAGATGGCGGCAGTTGAGGGGCTGAGCTACAACGTTCAGGCTTTCAACTCGGCAGCGTTCTACGAGTTCGGTTTCTATACCGACCCGATAATTACACAATCCGGCGACCAGTTCAGCGCTGAACTTTCTGTCACTTACGATAATGTAATTGTTATGAACTTTAACGTGTCGGAGGGTATCTTCGACACCTTCAAAGGCACTGCTCACAACGAGTTTGCGTATTTCTATAGCGACGCTGAGGGCATTCGTGTACCGTGGGAAAATCAGGCTGCCAGCGTACCGGGCAAGCCTAAGCCAGTTGAGCAGCCCATCTACGTTCCGTGGGAGCGCCCCAGTGTAGTGATCCCGGGAAGGCCGCGCGGAAGGACGAGTGTTTATCACCGGTCGCATCTCGCTTTTTACGACAAAGCGTTTTATCCTCCAGCGTTTTTCATCGGTTCCGGGGCTGTAGCCTACGACGACGATGAAGCCATCATGGTGCCACCGGCCATGGTGGTGGAGCGCCTCCGAGAGGACCGTAAGTCTTATGCAGCTCCCAGGATAAGACCGAGATGAGCGCGCTGGCCAAATTCGTCAAAGATCCTGATGAGACCAAGCGCTACGTCGTTTCATGGGCGGATTGGCTCGATACTGGCGAGCTGCTCCAGACTGCGGCATTCGAGGTTGCAGTCGATAGCGGCGACGATCTGGCGACGTTGGTAACTATCGATAGTTACGCGTTGACCACTGATCTGCTGGCCGTGGTGTTTTTTGTCAGTGGTGGCGTCGCCAATGTGGCATACAAGATCACCATTCGGGTGAACACCAACGGTGGTCAGGTCAAAGAGGACTGCGTCCTCATGTCGGTTAGGGATTGCTAAAATGGCCCAGACGATCAAGCATGCCAAGACCTCGAGTGTGCCGGATGGTAGCGATGCCAATCAGGTCCAACCGTCCGATTGGAACGCCAATCACACGATCACCGGCACGGTGGCGTATGGCGAGATCAGCGGTGTACCGGGGCTAGCGTCGAACGCGGAAACGCTGACTGGTACCGATGCCGCCAAGACGGTGACACCAGACGCACTAGCGGCGTTGTGGGAGAAGGGGGCGGACGTCGCCAGTGCGGCGACAATCACGTTAGGTGATGGTGGTTACTTTTCGATCACCGGTACGACTGGTATCACCGACATTGATTTCACTACACCGAAGGATGGTCGAACGGCGTGGCTGGTGTTCGCCGGGGCGCTGACCATCACCCATTCGGCGACGCTGATCTGTCCCAACGCCGAGAATATCCAGACCGTTGCGGGTGACCGCATCCTCGTCACACAGGAGAGCGGCGACACGATCCGGGTGCTCGAAGTGGGGCGGGCCGAGGGTCTGGCCAGAGGGCGCAGAAACCGGATCATAAACGGCGATTTTGCCGTCGATCAGTATAATAGCGGCGGCGGGGTTACAGTCACAACTATAGATCAGATGGCCGTCGATCGCTGGTCTATATACCCCACCGCACCGGGAACACTTGCGGCCGCACTTGATAGATCGGCCACGCCCGCGCCCTTTGCCGGGATGACTTCACTCAAACTTACGGTGGGTACGGCGGATGCCACGCTTGCCGCAGCTGATTTCTGGACAATGGAGCACGTAATCGAGAACGGCAACTATTCTGATCTTGCGTGGGGGGCGGCTGGCGCCAAGCCGGTGACGCTCAGTTTCTGGGTGTACTCCTCAATTCTTGGAACGTTCGCGGTTTCGATTGCCAATCAGGATTACACGCGCACGTGGATTGGCAGCTACACGATTAATGTTATCAATACGTGGGAGAAGAAAATCATCACCATTCCTGGTGATACGAATGCCGGTTGGCAAGTCGGCGCTAATGGCATGCATGTCGTATTCCCACTGGCGCTCGGATCAAACTATCACGGTGTTGCAGGATGGCAGACCGGCGTTACCAAGATCGGGCTGGCTGCCGCGACCAACTTTATGGCCGCGACCGCACGCCGGATCAGCTTCAAGGATGTCCAGCTGGAAGTCGGATCGTACTGCACTGAGTATGAGCGTCTGAGTTTTGGCGACCAGCTTAACCAGTGTCAGCGCTATTATGAGCGAGGCGCTGGCCAGTTTAGTGGGAACGTGACCAGTGGTTCCCAGTACTGGAGTTATTTTACATACAAGATGACCAAACCCTTCATCCCGACCCTCGTGTTTACTAATTCCTACAATGTGGGGTTCCCAGCTACCCCCGGCCTCACGACGGATACCGATACCAACAACGGCTATGAGATGCGCACCGCAAACTCTACCGTTAACGGCGGTATTTTCACGACAAATTACACCGCACAGGCGGAGTTATAACCATGCCTCCCAGAAAACTTAATATCGTCAGCGCCACCTACGCCAACGAAGAGCAAACTACGATCGAGATCGTGGTGGCAGACATGCCGCCAGATGCACGGGTGTTCGTCCCGACCGATCCGAGGAACCGGGATTTCGTTGCGGTTCAGGCGTGGGTGGGGGAGGGCCACACCATAGCGCCCTACGTCGCTCCACCTCCCCCGCCAGCCAGCCCGACATCTGATGAACTGCTGAGGCGCATAGAAGCGCTGGAAGCCAAGCGGAAATGAGGGATCCCGACTATCGCGGGATTGCGGCTCTGGCGATTGCGGTGTGCGGCGCTGTAGGAGTGTTCATCATTACGCCTATAGCTCTGATACTGGACGTGAAATTGGGCGATGGCAGAGTGCTGATTGCGATTGGGGGCGCGCTGATCGGAGCGTTTGCGACGTATATGGGAATGAAGTACACGCATCCCAACGACAAGCCTTAGCTTCCGGAAGGTTAAGATGCCGCTAAAAGTTAAACATGCCTTCGTTTCCGGCAAGCCGGCTGGCGCAGACCCGAGTAAGGTTCAGGGTCCACACTGGGACGCCGACCATGTGATCACTGATGCAGCTACCGGGCTGCCGGCTACCGGTGGGTTGCTTCCGGTTGGCACTATCATAGATTATGCCGGGCATACGGTTCCTCCGGGCTGGCTTGAGTGTGCCGGTCAGGGAGTTCTCGTTTCAGCATATCCAGCATTATTCGCGGCTCTAACTAAAAATGGCGATGGTGTCACCATAAGTCTAGGCGCACCAGCAGTTATTAGCTGGGCAAATCATGGATTGAGGCCAACTGATACTGTGCAGTTTGAGGGTACTGGAACGTTTCCGCCGGAAATTGTACCGGGTGCGAAGTACTATATTAGTGGGATTGGCTTCACTGCCAACTCGTTTTCAATTACGTCAGTGTATGAGGGCGCTCCGATCAACACGACGGGTGTTATATCGGGGGTATTTTCTTGTTATCATGCCCCCTGGGGTTGGCCCACCGGAGATGTTTTTCATGTTCCGGATTTACGTGAGTCGGTTACGGCGGGTCTGTCGTATATGGGTGCAGGGGCTCCGTCCGACTGGATGCCAGATAACTTTTCGATGGGTGAATGGGTCGGCGAGGAATATACGACGTTGCTTGTTAGCCACATGCCGGCGCATGCTCATAGCGGTTGGACTGCCCAAAACGACGTCCAGCATACTCACGCGATTAGCGGTACGGGTACCGGCAGTGGCGCGACTGATTTCCGTGATCTGTCGCATGCTCATATTATTGAGCATGAGCAATGGGACGAGGCGCAGGGCGGCGCTGGCCACAAAGTACTTCAGCCCGACAATGAGGGGGGATCATCCGGTAACTTCGCCAAGTTGACAGAAATCAGCCCGCCTCACCTGCACCATAACCACGGTTTCAGTGTCACCGTCTCACTTTCGGGCAGTATCGGTACTGACTCGCCAGAGCACTATCACGCGATAGCTGTCGAAGGTTCCAGCGCGCCGCATAGCAGTATGCAGCCCACTACGTTCGTTCGTAAGATAATTTATGCAGGCGTATGATGAAGTCGGATCGTCCGAAAAAGTTACCCAGCTTGAAGACGGTCCTACGCCGCAAGCAGCCAACTGGCTGGACCCAGGGTGGGTCGAGCAATAACAAGGGAGCCAAACCGGCAGCGAGAGATGGTGAGAAAAAAGGGAAATTTTGACGAGTGGGCCGAGCAACCCGATGGTGCAGCGGTCGAAGCTGAGGTGACCGACGACGGCTACGACAAGCCTGAGAATGATCCGGTCAGGGTGAAGATCAAGGAAGAAGCGCCGCCGCCTGCAGCGGAGGTCAGCCCGAGCACCAAGGCGGAAATGGAAGCCGGAGCCAAGGCGATCGCTGACGCTGAGGAGAGCAAGAGACTCGCTAGGGAAGCCGAAGCGAAGGCGAATAAGCCTTAACTATTGAAAGTGAGTCATGCCGACTATCAAGATTGGCACCTTTGGCGGCATGCTTCCGGCAATAGATGAAAACCTGTTGCCGGATACTGCCGCAGTTTACGCCGAGAATAGTTTCTTATATTCCGGTGCGCTGCGACCGCTGCCCAAGTCCAAGGAGTTGCACACGCTGGCTGCACCGGGTTCGGGCTTTGTTTATCGCATCCCCAAAATCTACGAGGATGCCGATTACCTCTACGATAGCTACTGGATGGAGTTCGCCAGCCCGAACACTAACGTGCTCCGGGCTCAGGTGTTTAACGATACTCACGACCGTTATTATTTTTTCTCCGACTCTATGCCACCGCTTTATAACACCAAGGCGCGCATCCTTGCTGGGCAGCAGGCATTTTTGCTGGGTCTCAATCCCCCACTTGTAGCGCCCGGCGTCACGCCTGTCGGCGGTGTCGACGTTACGCATACCCGTGGCTACCTGTACACATGGGTGACCGAATATGGCGAGGAGAGCGCGCCGTCGCCGCCGACGATCGTCACCAATAAGATCGACGCCGCTTACGACATCACGATGACCCCGCCGCTTATTACCGACCAGGGACCGGCCGGGCCCGACCGCAACATCACCAAGGTGCGGATCTACCGCACGGTAACCTCCGAGGCCGGGGTGGCGACGTGGTACTTCGTTGTCGAGCAGCTGTGCACCGATACCACCTATACTGACACCGCGACCGACGCCGAAGTTGCGCTCAGGGGCGAACTGGAGAGCATGTTCTATACGCCGCCGCCCGCCAATCTGATTGGTGCGGTGACCATGCCCAACGGCATGGTGGCAGCGTGGACTGGCGGCATCGGCGAGCATGGCGACGATATCTGGTTTTGCGAGCCGTACCGGATGCACGCGTGGCCGGCTAAATACGGACAGTCGGTCGAGTACCCGGTGATTGGATTGGGGGTGGTCGGCCAGTCGCTGGTGATCTGCACCAATGGCTATCCGGTGATCGCGACCGGGCCTAATCCTGCGTTCATATCGATGGCGCAGCTGACGATCTTCGAGCCCTGCCTAAGTCGCGGATCGATCTTGTCGGCGCCGGAGGGCGTCTACTACGCCTCGCCGAGCGGACTGCAGCTGCTAGCACCGGGAAGCATCCAGAATATCACGCGGGCGGCTGCGACCAAAGATAAGTGGCAACGGCTGACGTCGTTGACGGCGCTGCGTGCCGCGCGTCTCGGTACGGCGTATTACGCTTACGGCAGTGCCCGTTTCGGCGTGTTCGACGAGAGTGCCTTTGAGCAGGCCCACTTCGAGCAGGAAGATTTTACCGGTGCCCATCTCGGGGTGCTGATCGATCCGGCATCGCCCAACACCGGCATCGTCCAGCTGCGTAGTGATGCCTCGATAGTCAACGTCATCACCGACCCGTGGTCGGGCGAGCTTTTCATCATCAAGGAAGGCAAGGTCCACTGGCTGGATATGGTCGACCTTGAGACGTCGCTTGAGGTCAGCATCTGGAACAGCAAGGTTTTCCAGACTAATCAGGTCAAGAATTTCGGGGCGCTGCGGCTGTATTTCGACGTGCTGCCGGGGTCGACCCCCGGTGACTATGGCCGGGTGCAGGTCATTGCCGACGGCGAGATCGTGGCGATGGACCGGCCGATCGTCAAGTCGGGGCAGCTGATGCGTCCGTCGTCCGGTTTCAAAGCCGACTTCTGGCAGCTCAGGCTCACCACGCAGGTCAAGCTCAAGTCGGTGCAGATGGCGAATAGCGTCAAGGAACTCAATCAGGTATAGCAATGCCAACAGAAAGAGCCCTGCGGCTGGCGTCGATACCGGAACCGACTTCGACTATTCCGGGTCTGCACGCTACCGCTTATGCCCTGAAAAACAACATCGACGTGCTTACCGGGGCGATCGGACCCAAGGAGCAGCGCGCGGTGACGTTTGTCGATCTGGTCAATATGGGGCTGATCACGATGGATCAGATCCCTCCGAAACACGGCGATGCGCCGAGCGGGAAGGTGCTCGATGGCTACTAACGCCCAGGATGGGATCAATCTTCCAAGCTATAAGGGCTTGATGAAGGCGATCAAGAAAACTGGCAAAAAAGATAAGGCGATGGCTCACAACCAGATGCAGTGGGCCAAGAAATTTTACAAGAACGCCAAGAAGCTCAACAAGGATGTTGTCGCCGATCTGCAGGAAGTCATGGACTTCCAGTTGGCCAACATGAAGGAGGATCGTGACCGCTACGTTGGTATCTATCAACCGCTCGAGGATGAACAAATCGCCGAGATCAACGAGTTTCAGGGGCGGGTGTCGGACTTCGATGCCGAGGTCCAGAAGCTCAAGGAAGACGCTCTCGCCTTCAAGTCTGAGGCCAACCAGCAATACATGGCGGGCAAGGCGGTTGCCGGTGTCAATCAGGCGTTTGCGGCCAAAAAAGCTGAAACTGAGCGGGCGCTGCTCGACATGGGGGTCAACCCCAACTCGGGCGCATCGCAGTCGCTGACCGCCGGTCTGGCCGCTGCCGAAGGTGCAGCACAGGCGGGAGCGGGAACGGTAGCGGCTGATGCCGCCAGGCAGGAAGGTGACGCTCGCTACATGGCGGCGCTGGGCGAGGAGGTTAAGGCGGCAGCGCTGGCGGAAACCGGGCTTCGCATGCAAGCTGGCATGGTTGCCGTTGGCCAGAGCTATCCGGGGCAGATCGCGGTTCAGGCCGGGCAGGTCGGGACGGCAGGGGCGCAGGCAGTCGACAGTACCGTCGCGATCGGTGATGCGGCGACCCGTGCCCGGTCGCTCGCCGCCGAATATGCCCGTCTTAATGCTGCCAATCTGTCGACGTGGACCGACGCGCTGGGTAGTCAGGCCACCAATTCGATCAACGCCTACAATGCCGACACTCAGCGGCAGATGGCCGAAGCGCAGCAGAGCTCCGGGATAGGTAGCGCCCTCGGCGCTGGCGCTGCCGTTCTGAAGAGTTTTGTTCCATTCGCCGCAACTGGTGGTGCGGTTGAGGTTGAGCATGCTCAACCCGGTGTGCAGTTTATGTATGACGGTGGTGGGGTTGCCGATCCCAACCTGTCGGATACTGGCGGAGCTACCGGCAACTATCGTCCGACCGGTCCGACCTCTGCCGCATCGCAAGGTACAGATACGGCTCCTGCCATGCTAACTCCCGGCGAGTTCGTCATCCCCAGGCACGTCGTTGATTGGAAGGGGCAGGAGTTTTTCCAAAAACTGATCAAGAGCGTGCCCGAGAAGAAGCAGGATATGGTAAACCAGACGGGGGCAAAGATCACCATGCGTCCGATGGCTACGGGTGCTCTAACCATCTAACTATGGATAGTTAACGAGATGTCGTTCGCCGCCGAGATGAAGGACTTCGTCAGCGCATTCAGCACTATATCCGAAGTGCTGGGGACGCCGGAGTCGCGCGAAGCCGAACGCCTCAACAATGAGGCACGGCGGGCGTCGATTGATCTCACCAGGGCTCGCACTGGTGAGATCATGGGACCGTTATACGAGGCCGAGGACGCGCTTCCCGGCATTGTGGGGGGACAGGGATGGGGCACGCCACCGGGTGGGGTTGGCGACGCCACGGTTGCCGATACTGCCACTCCGAAGGATTACGTCCCGTCGATAGTCGGAGGAGTCCGCCCCGGCACGCCAGCGCCGCCGCATCCCGGCAGCGCCGCAGCGGCGATCGTTCCAGCGCCACCCCCTAACCCTACACGCACCGTTGCAGCGCGTCCGACGGATACGCGCGGTTCAGGCGGTGCAGTTGGTGATGTCGGTGTGGCCGGTGCGGCCAGCGTGCCGACACGGGGATATAAAGTCGACATCATCGATCGCACCAACTGGCAGATGACGCCGCGTGCGCTGCGGATCGCCGACGCTATGCAGGTACGAGCGGCTCAGTTTGGCATCCAGATGGTAGCGACGGCAGGTGCAGGTGGCGGACACCGCAGCCACAGGTACGGCACTGAAAGCGATTGGGTTGGTTACAAGATGAGCGCTGGTGGTCAGCGCCTTCGCAAGTGGAACACATACGAGCGGGCGCAGATCGCTGCAGCGGGTGGCAGTGTTGGAGCCAATCGTTTCGGGCTCTACCCCGGCGGATCGCTGCATGTTGGCTATGCGGGCGATGGACGTCCGTCGGCGATGTGGGGCGCCGGCGGTATTCTTACCGGGCCGTCCTCGCGTAATTACAAGGATCCATATGATCGTTGGCTGCTGAGCTCGTTCCAGTCCGGCAAGCTGTACGGAATGAAGAACTTCGACACTGCTGGCGGCGAAATGGGGGCTGCCGGTGCAGTTGGTGCGGCTGGCGCAGTTGGTGCTTCGCTGGAAAGTATCATCAGTCTGGAAGCTCGCCGTCGCAACATCCCCGAGAGTATTGCTTTGCGGGTAGCACGTTCCGAAGGTCTGGCTCCCGGCGTTTGGCAGTCTAACGTCAGGACCAGGAAAGGTGGACGGGAAACTTCCTTCGGTCCGTACCAGCTGCTGGTGGGTGGTGGGCTAGGTGATGCATTTCAGGCTGCTGGCTATGGCGACCTGCGTGATACTCGCACGGCTCATAGGCAGATCCAGTTTGCGCTCGATGAAGCAGTCAAAAACGGCTGGGGGGCATGGTACGGCGCTGCCAAGGAGGGGATAGGCAATCGTGAGGGGCTTGAGAATGCCCGCGTCATGGGCGTCGACGCGGGCGACTATACAGGGGATCTTGGCGTCAGCAGCAGCGGTGGAATGTCGGCGCAATACGGCGGGGGCGGGGGCGGGGGTGGCGGTGCACCGGCCGAGGCTTACGCCAAGGATGACGACCCGATGGAGGCGTATCCCCAGCCGGAAGAACCTCAGACAGATGCCGCTGCCAAGGATGACGAACTGGCAGCGTACCAGACGGAAGCCCGCACCAAGGACGACGAGCTTATCTCGCCGAAGGCGCGCGGTGATATCGTTCACCACATCCAGAAGGGTGACTACCTTATCAAGCTGGCCGAGGAGTACAACCTCGACAGCTACATGGCGATTGTCGAGGCCAACCCGCAGATCGTCGATCCCGACCTGATCTACGCGGGTGAGGATCTGATCATCCCCGGTGGCGGCGCAGTCGATGCCGGTCCGGAAGATGCCCGCACCAAGGATGATTTCCGGGCGGAGGATGCGCCGACCAAGGACGATCGGGAAGCCAACGTTCCAACGCCGCCTCGTCGCCCGGCGCTCGATACGCGCGAGAAGGACGATTTTAGCGTTGTCGATCAGCGTCAACGTGACGATCTCGAAGCTAACGTTCCGCTACCGCGCTCACGTCCTCCCGGCGATACCACTGCTGCCTACAGGACATATCCTGCCACGGTGCGTCCGGCTGGCGGGCTTGGTGCCCTGCCGCCCGACGAGGGCTACACTCCGACCAGTCGCCCCGAGGATAATCCACAGGGCTACACGCCGATGGATCGTCGCGGCTCGGGGCCGTCGACCAGTTACACTCCCGCGACTGAAGTTGATCCTCAGGACGAGCTCGAGCTCGCCTACGCTCGGCGCGAAGAAATTAAAAACGGCAGCCGCCCTGCCAACGTTAAATCTCTTATGCTCCACGCGATCCTCGTCAAGATTGCCCAGCTTGAGCGGCAGCTCGGGATCGGCATCCCGGGTCGGGCTGCAGACGGAACGCCGTTCTCGTCGGACCGGCCGACGGAAGGTGCCGCTTTGGCGGGCAAGAAGGCGTCTGACTACCGGTCGAACATTCAGGCGCGTGGGGTTTCTCCGGGAGCCGTGGATGAAGCTACGTCTGAGTTCTACAACGAGCTGCGGCGCGGCGCGATCGAGGATCGGCTTCCTCGCCCGGCCGCTGAAACCGGTGCACCGGGGGCTGGTGGGGCAGTTGGCGATCCCGGAGTGATTGGTGCTGCTGGTGGCGAGTCGCTCGACGCTGCCGCTCCGATGCAGGAGCCGGTTTCCTACAGCGATATGACCCCGGTCGAGCAGTCGAACGCGCTGGTGACTGACCAATGGCGTATTTCTCACACTGGTCACGTCGTGCGTCCGGATGGCAGGGAATATCCCGACGACACGTTCAGAGCCGGTAAGGACAGCGCTCTGCGCGGGCGCACCTGGATGGCCAATACGGTTTTCGGCGAAGGCGTGGACGCAGGCGACGCAGCGGAGGACAGTGCTCCCGATAACGGCCTGCCGGATGCTGCCACCACGCTCTATGCTGGCGGACGGATGGCGGTGCACCCGTCGTTGTATAAGCAGGCCGAAAATGAGGTGCGGACTTGGGCGGAGGCGAACGGACACGAGCTTACTCCCAGCGAACTGGCGACGCGGACGCAGGGTGCAATTTATAGCTACTGGATGATGCGCGATCCCGACAAAGCCGAGAAGGTTGCGGCGGGGCTCATGCAGTATCGCCAGCTCCGCTACAACCAATACTCGGCGATTGGCAAGGCGGCGCTGTCGGAAGGCGATCCCGAAAAAGCAGTAGAAGCGGCAATGGCTGCCTACGCTGAAATTCCCGATGGCCGCGACTTCGACGTCAAGGGTGACGCCTCGACCGGCTACACGGTGCGCTATACCGACGAGGAAACCGGCAAGGTCATCAACGAGAAGGTGCTCACCCCGGACGAGATGTTCGGTATGATCATGAACATGGCACCGGGCGACGTGGACAAGTTCCTCGTCAAGGCGGCGGGTGAGGATGCGCTGCCCGAGGCGTCGCCGGAACTGACCCGGCTGATTGCCGATCTCGAAGATACGCCCCCGGGCCAGCGTCCGTCTTACGATGCGGTTGGTGCTGCTGCGCTCGATGCCGACGAGCAGCAGCTTTACAACAACAAGATCAACCAGATGCTCGACGACTGGAAGGCGGACCCCGCCAACGATCCTGCCCGTATTCGCCAGCGCAACACGGTCAATCAGGTCCTTGGACCAGAAGATGCGGCTGCCGCACCGACCGGTGCGAGTGCAGGGACACCAGCGGCGACTGCGGCACCGGCTGGAGCGGTTGATACTGGCGACGCGGGACCCCCCGCTGTCGCGCCGACGACTGCAACTCCGGTTCCAGAAAGTAAGCCGCTGGAAGTTGCGCCCGGCGTCTATGCACCTGGCGATGACAAGACCTTCGGGCTGGGTCCACCGCGAGAAGTTGATTTGCGCCGGGCAGTGGGGGCCGACGATCCAGCGTTTGGCCTGGATCTGGAGCAGGCCAAGAACACGCAAGAGGTTGCACGCTACAATCGTACACTCGCGCAGCGGCAGATTGCGTACTACGACTGGCTGGTCAGGCAGGTGGAAAAGCCCGAGGAGAAGCCGGAAGGTTGGGGTGCGCCTGATACGATGCCGGGCGGGTGGCTGGGCGATGCTCCGATGTACGAGGAGGGGTTGAAGGGATCGCTGGTCAAGGCGCAGCGTGGTCAGCCGTGGCTGGCACCGGCTATTGCGCCGCTGCTTCCTCCGGGTCCGACAGATGGTGGGCCCGAAGGCTACAACATGCCTCCGAAGCCAGAGTTCAACCCTGACAGCATTCTCGGCCTGCCCAAGGAATACCAGGACAACCTGACCTTCAAGGCGGAGCGCGCTTTAACGGCGTGGACGGAACTACGTGCGAAGCGCGCAGCGGCGTACACTGCGGCTGCCGACGCGATCAAGCCGAATGGGCGGGAGCTGTATAAGGGCGAGGCGAAGGATATCTACGACGACGTCAACACCACAATTACGACGATAGAGGAAAGCGACGAAGGCAAAAAGCATCCCGAATTAACGACGCATCTCCGCACCTACCAGAATATGATTGCCGATGCCGCACAACGTATTATCGAGAAGAACGGCACCGGAGCACCACTGGCTATCGAGATAGCGTCGGATATGGTGGTGGCCAATCGGGCGCAGCCGTCCGTGCCTAACTGGCGGTCGTGGCCGTCGAACGAGCCGGGTGTTACCCTTGTGCAGCCCTATCTCAATAACAGGCCGGATGGGGCGGTCGTGTCTATACCCAATTCGACGTTTGAACCGCTCTCCTTGGCTTGGCAGGAGGATGCCAACCGGTTGATCGCTGCCGGTGCTGCTTCCTACGAGGCCAAGAAGTTCGCCAGTGGTGGCACGCTGCCGATCGGCGTCAGCGCCGAAGAACCCAGCACGGTCGATAAAATCATCGATACGGGTACCGGAGCGGTCGGTGATCTCAGTCCGGAAGGTTTAGGTAACCTGATTGGCAAGGGGCTATACGGTGTCGGCGAGGCTGCGGTTAAGGGCGTGTGGCCTTTTGTCGACAAGGGGCTGTACGCTGTCGGCGAGGCTGCGGTCGAGGGTATAGGCAATAGCGGTGTGACTGTTGGTGGTGACAGGTATGAGCTGAACGATCTGGCTGACTGGGTCAAACGCGCAGCCCAACCACCGAACATCAGGCGCGATAATCCGGACCTTTTTCCGCCTCCGACTCCCCGGTAAGCGACAATGGGATACATAAACAGTCTCCTTCAGCAGGCGAACGAGCAGGCTAAGGGCGCGACCTGGGGCGACGTAGGACGAACCGCTGTCGCCAGCGTTACCGACCTTGCGGGGTCAGTCCCGTCGATGGCGGCTTATGTCTACAGCCAGGATGACGATCCGTTTTCTCGGGACATGCAGTACCTCTCGCAGGGGCTGGCTGACAGTCTGTTCGAGTTGGGCGACGATATCCGTGGCGCTAATACTCCTGCCGCCCAGCGCATCATGTCGGCTAAAGTCGGCGACGAGACGTTCTGGAACCACAAGTTCGACTACCTCGCTCTGAACACCGCTAACACTGCCGCACCAATCGTTGCTGGTATTGCTGCGGCAGCTATCGCCGGTCCGACCGCCGGGTTGCTCATCAACTCCGGCCTTGCCGGTATGCACAGCGCCGGCCTCACCTACAACGACATAGTCAAGGACTTCGACAGCCTATACGCCAGCGGCGAGCTCAGCGGCAACAAGCTGTTCCAGTCACTGGTAGCTGAGGGACGATCGGAACAGGAAGCACTCCGCGAGTTCAAGCGGCTGTCGGTCGGGGCCAAGCCAGCGGTGCTGGCTGTGGTCACTGCGGCAATGGCCAGGTTCAGCGCTGGCGGTCAGATCGTCTCGAAGATCGGCGGGGCCACCGCCACTGGAGCGGTGACCGGCGCGGCACGTAAGGGCATCCTTCGCCGGGTTGGCGAGAGTACGGCAATGTCGAGTGCCGAGGAGGCAGCTCAGAACACACTTGAAGAAGGGATGATGCAGGGTGCCCGGGTCGACGCCGGGGTACAGGAGGGTTACGATAATCAGCGGCTAATCGAGGCAGCTCTCGCTGGCGGTGTGATCGGTGCGGCGCTCGGTGTCCCTGCCGGTGTATTTCCCGAAGGTCGTCGTGGGGCTGTCAACGACGAGGATACGACTGATCCGGGATTGAGCGAAACCGTTCTGCCGATTGGCAGGGAGGTCGGTCCGCCGATCTTCCCGCCGCGCCCGGATATCCGGGTTCCCGATCAGGATGTCGAGCGTGCACCGTGGCGTCCGCCCGGTGCAGCGGAACCGTCCCCCCGCGACGCATATGGTGTGTTCTCGTTCCCGTCGATGGGGACTATGGACCCCGATATCGAGGCGGCGCTCGCCGCTGCCACGGGAGCAGCCAAACCGGTGGTACAGAAACCGTCGAGCCGCTTCCGGGCACGCGGGTCGTTTGCGTCGCCATTTGCTGAGCCAGGAGCTGCTGCTGAGGGCGCTCCGACGCCGGGGGGTGTTCCGGCACCCACCAGCGCTGCCGAGCCGCCTGTGACGCCCGCAGGGCGCGCTGCGGCCCCTCCTCCACGGCCCACAGGTCCGAGACCGATCCAGCCGACCACCAGCACTCCGGTGGAAAATGCAGCGCGTTCAAACGTCGAGGTGCTGACCGAAGGAGGGACCACACCAACCGGCGAAGCTGCTGCAACGGAAGAAGCAGCGCCTGAAACTGTGACGGAGTTGGAAGTCGTAGCTGAAGCACCACCGACTGCGCCAACTGACGAAGAAGCAACACCGGTAACTACCAATAGTGAGCTACCTGATTATTCCGCCGACAAACCTGAAGTTCAGGCGGCGATGCAGGATTTTATCGAAAACATTTCGCAAGATCCCGTGATGGTTCAGGGGTATCTGAACGAGCTGCGGGCGAAGTGGGGTGCCCCCGCCGCTGCTGTTGCTCCGATTAAAGTGCCGGAGGATGCAGGTACGGCAGCGTCCGAACCCAAGGAAAAGTCGGCGTATCCTCAACATTCACAGAAAGACGTTGACGACTACGGAGCTGATGAAGTTGGGGTTCTTAACCGAGCCAACGAGGGCTTGGAGTTCTACAACAATCCCGGCCTTCGTGAGGCCGTGCGGCTGGGCTATGCGACGATCGGCAATACTGAAAGGGGGGCTTTAACTCCTGCTGGTAAAGCTCGCCTTGCCGAATTGGAAACTGAACCCGAGCCTGCGCCCATCAAGGAACCGGAAGTCGTTCCATTTCCATCGCCGGAAATGCGGGCGAAGCTCGACAAGCAAACTCCTGCAGCGCGCGCGATCCTGACCACGGCTAAGAAGCTGAAGAAAGCTCCGGGGCCGGAACGCGCCAAAACCACGAAGAAGGGGAAGAAGGGCGAAGCGGTTGTCGAGAAGCTGAAAACGAAGAACAAGCCTAAAACATCGCAGGTGAAGCGGGAGCAGCCGCTGCCGATCGCCCGCGCCAAGCCGCCTGAACCCGACAAGCCGGCGAAGGGGGTGCGTTACCCCGCCGTTGAATACTTCGGCAACGTGTTCTTTGGCAAGAGCCACAACTACGCTATTCAGTCGCTAGAAGCGGGACTAGCGAAGGAAAATCGTAAACCACCGCTCGCGTCTCGGATTACGCGCGGCTACCTGCAGGACGGTGAGTTCCATCCGATCATTTACGCGGAGGAGAACTACGCCGATCGTAATGCCGACAGCGAGAAAATCGCCAAAAATATCGAGGCGATGAATGTGTCGGAGGCGCGTCAGAAGCGTGAGCAGGCGGAACTGCAGGGAGAGGAGGTCGAGCCCGAACCCCAGAAGCGTTATACTAACCCCACCTACAAGAAAATGCAGGCGCGGGTTGAAAAGGTATCGAGCCAGATCTTCGCCAAGTTTGGTTACGGCCGCTCCAAGACGATGGACCTGCGCAAGCGCATCGCTGCCATCGCCGGGCTGTCGGAAAAGAAGGAAAAAATTGAAAAGAAGATATTCAAGGATTTTAAATTCGGCGAGCGGGTATCGACGGGGCGGGGCGGAGCGCACGGCTGGCTGACCCGCGCTCGCGCACTGAATAAGGTGTGGGGGCCGAGTAATAATCCGACAGAGCAGATCGCCAACTTCCTGCGGGTCGAGGAGGAGCTGCGGATCGAGCGGGCGGCTGGTAATCTTAAAGCTCATCCGGCGTTGGAGATCAGCCAGATTGAAGCCAGCCAGAACAGGGATCTGCCGCTGGAGGGTGATGAGGGTGAAACGGGCGGGGGGTTGACCTATCCGGAGCTAGACGAAGCAGAAGCGCTGGCGTCGCGTAACTCGGCGTATGAGCTCAATCGCCGTCGTACCAATCGCCAGCCGCAGAAGTCGCCGGGCGTCGATATTGCCAGACGGCCCGGAGTGCGAACCAAGCCCGCCGTTACAATCTCTCGTACTCCCGCCAATCTCAATGCGATCCGCTCGTCGATGAAGCGCCTGCGCGACAAGCTGGCTGCTGAAGGCAAGTCGATACCCAAATACCTGCAGATCAAGCCGAAGAACCTGACCAAGAAGCAACAACAGCAGATCGAAGCCGCAGCTGCAGCTGAGCCCGCTCGCCTCACTGCCGCAGAGAAGGCGCGTCAGCAGGCGGAGGCTGAACGGCAGGCGGCGGAAAAAGCTCGCAAGGAAGAGCTGGTTACAGCTACGAACAAGCGGATTAAGACGCCGTCAGCGCGGGCGGCGAAGGCGGCTGCAAAGCGAGCGGCTGACCGGGCTGCAGCGACAGCAGCGCGGGAAGCGGAAGCCGCCGCTACTCCGGAAGCTGAAGCAGCAGCGTTTGCCCAAGAGCAGCAAGCCAAGTCGGCTGGCGTCAAGTCGCGTCCTGGCCCTAGTGGTTACACTGGACCGGTCGAAGCCACCGTCACGGCTCCTGCATCGGTAACTATTGAAAGTGAGCAGGAGCTTAAAAACCGCAGGAAGCTCGAACAGCAGCAAACCGATCTGTGGGCGGATCCGCGCGGGCTGAAGGCGCGGCCGGTGACGAGGCCGAGTCGCGATATTTCCTGGGATGAGAAGGACGCCGAGGTCGACGAGCGTTTTGGCGAGGAGCTGGTTCGGATCACCGACGAGCTCGAGCCGGATACCGATACTGATATCACCGCCGATAACCTGCTCAATGTCGAAGAAGAACCGACCGAGGAAAACACTCGTCCGGATCCTGCACTGAAGAAGGTGTGGGTCAGCAAGGAAGAAGCCCAGCGCCGCCGCGAAATCGGGAACGATGAGGGTGGCTGGCTCGAGAGCCCGTACACCAAGGATGACGTTTTCGCCCGCATCAAGCAGAAGCTCGACGTTCGCGGGGTCCTCAACAAGATCGATTACAACGCTGCCGCCAAGGGGGTGAAGGGTCGCAAGGGAGCGATGAACTTCCTGCGCCGGAAGTTGACCGACATCGTCGGTGACATGCCGGTCTACGTGGTCAGCGAGAACGACCTGATCAATTTTCTCGGCAATCAGCACAGCAGCGAGGAAACACCGACACATTACGAGATGTACGACGGCGTGTTTGTCAGTGTGCGGACTGATCAGCCGGGTCAGGGTTACATCGTCATCAACGATAAGCTGTTCGATCAGGATAAAGGTCGGATCGCAGATAACATCCTGCATGAAGTGGTGCACGCGGCGACACTTGATGCACTATGGCGCAACCCGGCGCTGCGGAAATCAGTCGAAGTGCTGATGAAAGCGGTGATGACGCATCATGGCATCACTGACGCCAAGGCCCATTACGGCTTCACAGACGCGTATGAGTTTGTCGCCGAAGGCATGACCAATCCAACGTTCCAGCAACTCCTCGCCAGCACGCCGCTGTCGAATGAGTTGGCTACTCGCTTTGGTATCCAGCAGCCCGGCTGGAAGAGTGCGTGGCAGGGGTTCCTCACCCTGGTTGCCAAGTCGATCCGCCTGCCGCGAGGTCAGCTGACGGCGCTGCATGCGATCGTCGACGTCACCGAGCGGCTGGCCAGGGATACCGATATTTCGTCGCGAGTTCTGAAGAAGGGGACAATTGACGATGTGATGCCGCGCGCTGCGCCCAAGAAGTCAGCGGCTGCATACGCCCGCGACACCAAGAAGGGGATCGTCGACTATTACAGCAAGGCGGGGCGGCAGGAGAGCATGCCGGTACCGTGGCTGCTCAAGATTGCCGGGCTCGACGATATCGCCCGCAGCTCCGACCGCTTCTGGAAAGATCCGAACAATCCGATCCGCAAGCTCTACCGCTACCTGACCCAGATTGTCGACCAGACTGCCCTCAATCTGCAGGCGGCGACTAAGGTGATCGATGATCTGGTGCGGCTAGAGAAGAAGGCGGGACCGGAACTATGGCAGCGCTTCGCCCGGCTGATCAATGACGAAACCACGTTCAACGTGTTCGCCGATCGTTCGTTCGCCTCGCAGCCGCACCTCGGCAAGGACCACGTCAACAATCCGACGCTGAAGGGTGCTCAGGCTAAGGTGATCCACGAACGGTTGTCGGCCGAGTATGACGCGATCATTCGCGAGATGCCGGAGCTGGCGAAGCTGCGTAACGACCTGCACGGTTTCCTGCGCAAGCGGCAGAACCGCATGGCGCACTACCTCGTGCATAATATCCTGGTGGAAGGTTTCCGGGGGGAGATTGACGCCAAGGATATCAGCGACGCACTGGTCGAGCGCATCCTCAGCAAGAAGATGACCGAGGCGGACAAGGCGCTGTTCAAAGCTAGTCCCGACCTGCTCACCCGCGTGCTGCGGGCCAAGGAGCTGACCAACATGGCCGGGCCCTACTTCCCGCTGATGCGGCGGGGAAACTGGGTGGTCCGCGCCAAGGTCAAGGTCACGCCGCCGTCGCGCGGGCTCAACGGCACGCTCCGGGACGGCACCGACAATGTCTACGAGTTTACCGGGGACGATGCCCGTGAGCGGGCTATGGAGTACGCCGAGGAAGCCGCCCGCCTTGGCGACAAGGTAACTATCAATAGTAACGTCATCGACGAGAAAACCGGGGAAAGCTGGGATGAGGACGAGGAGGGCAAGCCGGTCAAGCTGACGCTGAAGGATCCGGATACCGTCCGGGTCTACCGTGCACAGGTGATGAACGAGTACGTCGAGTATTTCGACAATGAGGCGTCGGCCGACCGGACCGCCTTCGAGCTCGAGAGCGATAGCGACATCGTTCCCGGCAGCATCAAGGGAGTGCAGGAGCGCAACTGGAGCCCGGGCGACCGTGGCGTCGATATCTCCTCTGCCGACATGAGCCTGCTGGTCCAGTCGCTGGAAAAGAAGCAGGGCTTCAAGAATATGAACCCGGCGATGCAGCACCAGCTGCGCCTCGCCGCACAGGAGTTCGGGCTGCAGATGCTCGGCTCGACCCGCGTCCACAAGCGTCGCATCGCGCGGCGCGGCGTGCTCGGAGCGTCGCTCGATATCACCCGCAATTTCATCGACTACTCGCAGTCGACCGCTGCCTATACCGCCCGCCTCGAATTCGCGCAGGAGATCAACCAGACGATGCGCGATGCCGAAGCGTCGGTCGATGCCGGGCACCGTGCCGGGGCCAAGGGGCGGCGGGCGATCTGGAACGAGGTGCGGAAGCGGATCGATGGCGGCAACGGCTTCGATCAGGGCAGCCAGTGGTACTCCCCGGCAGTGCAGCGTGTGTTGACCGCGTCATTCATCACCCGGCTCGCATCGCCGATGTATACCATGATGAACCTCCTGCAGGTCGGCATGGTGGCGATGCCGGTGGTTGCCTCACGTCACCACGTAGCACCGACGTCGCGCGCATTCGCCAAGGCGTACAAGGATATCAATGCTTGGACGGTCCTCAAGAAAGGTGGGAAGGAAACGTGGGCCAAGGCTAAATCCCCCGGCTCTCAGAGTGTGGATTTCTTCGAAGATATAAAGAAAGGGATGAACGTTCGCGAGCAGGATCTGCTGCGTTTCATCGCCCCCCAGCGCGGGCTGGAGCTCGCCAAGATGCAGCGCATCCGGCGCACCACGGGTGGAGTAAAAGCGCGGGCGCAAGAGTATGGGGATACAGCGCTGAATTGGGCCGAGGGGATCAGCAAGCAGCTGCCCATCGCGGCGGAAATGATTAACCGTAGCGTCACGTTGCTCGCCGCCTACCGGCTTGAATATGCCAAGAATGGCGGTAACCACGAAGCGGCGCTGCAATATGCCGACGACATCAACAACCGAACCAATTTTAATTACGGCGAGATCAATACCGCCCCGATCTTCAACCATCCGCTAATGAAGATCCCGTTCCAGTTCAAGCGGTTCGGGTTTGCAATGTATACATTGCTCGGTCGGGATATCGGCAAGGCGTGGCGTAACGAGAACCCGGGCGACCGCGCCGAGGCGCTCAGGTCGCTGGCATACGTCGTCGCCACCCATATGCTGATGGCGGGTACGCTGGGCCTGCCGACCGAACCGATCAAGGGGCTGGTCATCGGCGCTTACGCTTTTGGCCTGAGCGGGTTTAACTGGCAGGATGTCGAGAACGCCCAGCGCGAGCTGGCTGCCGACCTGCTTGGTCCCGACCTTGGTGAGGTACTTACCCGAGGCGTCACCCGCGCCCTGCCGTTTGGACTGGCTTTCGACCTGTCGTCACGCGTCGGCATGGCCGACATGTTCCTCTCGCGCGAGCCAACTTCGAGCCAGATGTCCGAGCACTGGCAGTGGCTGCAGGACATGGTGCTGGGCGCACCCGGAGGGATGATCGCCGACATGGCCGAAGGTGCGGCTGGCGCGATCAAGGGGGACTGGTCAGCGGCGCAGAAGGCGATACCGGTCAAGGGACTGCGGGATTTGGTCAAAGCCGTGGATACGGCGGCGTTCGGCAAGGAAACCAAGAGCGGCCGGCCATCGTTTGAGGCTTATGGTATCGCGGAAGCGTTCATCCGGGCGCTGGGTGCGACCCCCGGTCGTGAAGCCGAGGATCAGGAGCTCAAGGCACAATTCTATTCGCAGCAGGCGTATATCAACGAACAACGTGCTAAACTGCAGCAGCGCTGGGCCGACGCCTCGACAAGTGAGCGTAACCGGATGCGGGGCGCGATCGAGCGGTTCAATCGTGGTAAGCCGCGTGATGCGCAACTGACGAATGCCGTATTGAGGGCTTATGTGAGCCGGCGGCGTTCGGAGATCGAAGAGATGTCGAGTGGCGTCCGTCCGACCAAATCCAACCTCTACATGTTGCAGCGTGCGGAAGCAGTGTACAACGCTCGGTAACGAGTTAACCAAGGAGAATGACGATGGGTAAGGGTGCAGAGAAGGCAACGACCGACCTGAAAACCGTTGACGAAGCTCTGGCCGCAGAGGCCGAAGCCAAGAACAAGGCGCATGCCGCGCAGCACGGCAGCAACGAACCGACCAGTCCCTATGCCAGCGACGCGAGTGCTCGCGCTCAGGCGTATCAGGATCTGGTGATGGCGGAGCGCACTGCGCCGGTCGAGCCGGTAAACCCGGCGGCGCTGGAGGCCGAAGCCAAAGCGGCCACCAAAGCTGTCGACGTAGCTCTGAAGGTTGCTTGAGTTAAAGGGGTCGGGGCAATCCCGGCCCTTTACTTTTGATAGTGAGGAAGCTCATGTCGCTCACACCCAGGGATTTCCAGCAGCTGTTGATCGACCACGGGTTCTCGTGTGGCCCCTATGGAGCTGACGGGTACTGGGGACCGGCGACTGCCGGGGCAAGCGAGGGCTGGTTTAATACCGGCATGGACCTTGAAGGCGACGCTGAGCCGCCGATGGCGCTTGGAGACATCATCCCGGCTGGATGGCTCGACAACAGCGACATGACCTACGTCACCTTACACTGGACCGCAGGAGCTTACGTTGCGTCAGGAGCCGACAAGGAGCATTACCACATCATCGTGGAGAGTGACGGGCGTCTCGTCAGGGGCGACCATCCTATCTCCGCCAACGTATCAACAGCTGACGATAATTATGCCGCTCACACCGCCCAAGCCAACACCAAGAACATCGGCATCAGTTGTTGCTGCATGGCCGGAGCTATCGAGTCACCCTTTGACGCCGGCAAGTACCCGCTGACCAAGAAGCAGTGGTTGACCAGCGCCAAGGTCGCAGCGGAGCTAGGACGGCATTACGGCATTGCGGTCGATCGCACGCAGATGCTTTCCCACGGTGAGTGGCAGAGCACCATGGGCGTGCCGCAGAGCGGCAAGTGGGACATCAACAAGCTGCCGTGGAGCCCCGGCCTCGACAAAAGCGAGGTCAACGACCTGTGGCGCTCAATCGTCAAGGAGTTCACATGACACGCGAGCACTTCGAGAAGGATCAGGAGAAGTTCCGGGGGGCAGTTGGCGGCAGCACCGTGTCGACGCCGACCCTGCGCATCATCGAAGAGCCGTGGCCGCCCGAGCCGCCTAAGCCGGAGCCGCCACCCGAGGAGGAAGTTCCCAAGGAGGAAGTTCCCAAGGAGGAAGTTCCCAAGGAGGAATGACATGACCGTAGCGCTTGCAGTTGCAATAGCGTTCCTGATCGTCAGCCTCGTAATGGCGATCCTCTACCAGGGCTGGACGAACCCATTGGTGTGGATCGGCTGGGCGTTTGCAGTCATATTCATCCTGCAACCGATAATTGGGAGATAGCCATGTCTGTCGTCACACTATTGATCATTGTCCTGCTTGTGCTGCTGCTTGCCGGGTTTTTTGGCTATCGAACGTACCCGCAGTATGGCTGGGGCATCGGTGGCGTTCTCGGCCTGATCGTCATTGTCCTCATAGTGCTGCTACTCACCGGGCAGCTCGGCAATCTTAGGATCAACTGATGCCTAAGCGCTACGAGAAGCTGCGCGACAAATTCGCGAAGCAGGGGGATCGCGACCCGAAGGGGAAAGCGGCGCGGATCTTCAACGCGACGCGGAAGAAAAGTGAGAAGCCCGTCACCGGGAAGCACAAGGGGAAGAAGTGACTGATACATTCGCCAACCACCCGCAGTCGATCAGCGAAGTGCGAGCGCACAAGGCGAACGACGCTGCGCTCGCCACGCCGCGCGACGCGCTGATCTCGGTGCTGCGCGATCTCGACGCTGGCAAGATTGCAGCTGATGCGATGGTCATCTGCTGGCGTGGACCGGTGAAGGACGGCGCGGTTGACACCGGCTGGGAAGGGGCATCGCCTGACGTCATCACCACCATTGGACTGCTGTACCGGGCGGCAAATCTCATCTGCCTCAACGCCGACAAGTAACTATTGATAGTTAGGAGCGAACGATGGCCGACAAGAAGAGGGGTAAGGGCAAGAAGCCGTCAGGCATGAGTTTGGGTGGTAGCCCTGGTAAGTTCGGCGGGCAGATCGGCAAGGTTGGATTTAGCGCTGGGTTTGGCGGCGGGATCGGCCTCGCGGGCCCGGGCAGGGAGGTGCCTCCCGGCGGCACGCCGAACGCCAAGAAGAAAGCCAACGTACCGCTGCCGAAACTCAACCCGAGACGGGGAAACCGGTGATGGTGACGTTCAAGGAACGGCAGGAGGGGTGGCGGAAGAACGGCGATCCGAGCGCGACGCTTTCCGATCTGGTCAAAAATATGGAGGCCCGTCCGCACATCGGCCCGGTGCGGTACACGACGCCACCGATACCACAACCGAAACCGAAGCCGCCGATGCGGTATGTCGGTCAGACGGGATACCCTAAGTGATGGCACGCGATACGCCGGATCGAACGCCGACATTCACGGAAACGGCATCTTCAAAACAGAAGGTCTGGGGTGATGACCCGAGCAACTTGCGGTATAACCGCCAGATGCTGATCAAGCATATCAAGAAACTGCAGGACGCGACGGGGGACTACAAGGCAATACCGGCAGATGCTGATGACGAGTTATGGATGATACATCGCGCTAAAGGACTGGAACATAAGGCGCGCAAGAAGGGGATCGAGTTCCAGGAATTGCCGCCGCCGACAGGTGGGGCGATGCCAGGGCGATACCCGGACAAGAACTATCGCAAGTTCAAAGGCCGGAAATGGGGGATGACCTGATGGCTGAGAAGGGGGAGAAGCGCGACAAATCCAGCCACCGTACACCGGGGCAGATCAAGCGCATGAACCGGGGCTACGACGCTCGCCCGGAGCGGATCAAGATCCGCGATGAGGACAATAAAGCAAGGAAGATGCTCGGGCTCAAAGTGGGCGACAAAAGGGATGCCGCCCACATTAAAGGCCACCGGGATGGTGGCAAGACCGTCAGGTCCAACCTGAAGCCGCTTCACCGTTCAAAGAACAGAGGGTGGAGAGACGGCGGGGATAAATAAGCTACGCCGTCCCTACAACATCCGGACTGTGCACCCGTATCCGGTTGAGCTCGCTCTCGGGGAACTTGCCGGACTGAACTACCAGCTCGCTGACCAGCTTGAGGAACTCCTCGTCGCTCAGCACGAAGTTCACATTCATGTCCGGGGTTTTAGACACCGAAACCAGGATCGCGGTTCCGTTGCCGAGTAGCTGTACCTGCACCTGTGTGGGTGTGCTCATTTCATTCTCCTTTGTGGGTAAGGGCGGCGTCGACAGCGGCCTCTATGCCGACCTGTAGTGCGTATCGCCCAATGTCCTTATTGTGAGCCATCGCCGCAATCTCACGCAACGCCGCTTCGACACGCTCGATGCGAGCACGTAACTCATCCTGCTCTTGGGAACATTGCTTAAAAGTTTCGCTCATTTGAACGTCTCCAGTTGACGACCCCAATTGACACCTTCCTTGCCATAGGTGTCCTGTATTTCAGCGTCAGATAACGGCAACGATCCGGCGCAGCGCCCACATAGACCCCAGCCAGCATCCTGGTTCCAGAACTGCTGCCATTTCCCGGCGTACTTGCCGCAAACAGCACAAGCTAAGTCGCGGCGTTTAGCGCTCACATTGCACCTCCCCACCGCACGGGCAACGCACCCGCTCTGGCGACCCGTTCCTGACCACGGTGCCGTCGTCAGGGTTCCACGTACGGTACTCAGCGGCACATTGTGCCGCCCACTCCTCGTTGCCCAGTGTAGCGGGCTCTGTGCCCGCTACAGCCACCACCCCGTCGCGCTGGACGATCAGGTAGCGCATGTCATTCACCCAGCTATCGAGGTTCCGATGCGCCTCCGGCAGTGGGAGCAACGTCGGCAGGATGCTCACGCACTGCTTGAACACCTGCACTGCAAGGTCGGTGATGTACTTGTCGCTGACCTCATTTGCCCGGACCGGAATTGTATGCATCAGATCGATGCGTACCGCCTCACGGCTGTAAATTGCGCAGTAGGCGAGGCTGGCGTCGTCGATGGAACGGAGCTCTTCCGCTCGGGCACGAGAGGCCCAGAGCAGAACAACAACCAGAAGAGCCAGGCATACAGCGACAAACATACCAACCACTCTAAGCGTCGTCGGGTCGTCTCTGTCATCCTCATCCATCGCTCCTACTCCCACTCGATGCCGAGAGCCGACATCACTTTACGCAGGTTGGCTTCGACGGCAGTGAGCTTGGCCTCGAGCATCTCGACCCGGGACTTGGTTGTCGCATTGTTGGTGACACGGTTGGCGGCACGCTCCTTGTGCGTGCGGAGATAGCCCATCAGCTGCACCTGCAGGCGATGGACGTTGTAGACGGTGACACCGCCACCGATCGTATCGGCAACCCGCTGCACGCCCCAGCCGGGAATGTAGCTCCCGTACTGCCGGCCGTCCTCGGGATCGAGCTCTGGCTCCTTGACGAACACTTCCCTCAGTTTATCGTAGACTGCTACAAACTGCTGCGCGGTGAGTACCTTACGGCTCGGGACATGGGCTTCCATTTCAGTCTCCTTTGTGGGTGTGGGTGGTAAGTTACCTACTTTGTATTTATCATGCATAGGTGGTACATACACAACTTCAACCAGCTCCTCGTCGCCGGGGATCTGCATGGCAGTGCTACTTAGCAAGAAAGGTTTCAGCATTTCCTCATCCTCCTGTGGGTGGTTACTATCGATAGTTACTGCAGCCGCGTATACTCCAGGTCACTTATCAGAATGGCGGAGAAAGTTCCGTCCTCCCATGCTATCACGACGGCAGCAGCATCATCGACATCGTCGACCAACCCCTCATGGTCGGTCAGCGATACGATCACGCCGGTTTTACCATTGAAGCTCACCGGGTCTCCTACTTCCGGTCTCATGTCAGATCCTGCAGGTAGGTTTTTGCTACCGACTGGGTCAGGTCGATATCGACGACGAAACTGCTGGCCCCGGCATAGAACGTCCCCGCACCGAGCGTGGCGTTGGTCCGTATCGCGCCGAACTGCTGCTTCAATGCCTCGACGAAGACATGCCTCGGCGCGTGCCGTTTCTCGAGCCAATCCATGAGGCCAGAGAGGCTGATCCGTAGCCAGCGGTCCTTGGTGGCCACCTGCACGATCAGCGCGTCCTTGGGTTCGCCGAGTGTCTTGATCGTGCCCTGCTTCGGCTTGCCCCGTCCCCGCCACATGGTATCGGTGACCAGTGTGTTCTTCGCCCGCATGTCGCGGAGGAACTGGGCCAGCATGTCGGCGACGTTGATGCTCTTGGCCATGTCGACCGACTGGCTGTCCCGGATCGCCCGCATACCGTAGAACTGGTCGATCATGAACGAGCGCAGTTCATCAACGTCGATCGTGGTCAGGCCGAGCTCATTGGAGTAGATCGCACCCTGTACGATGACGGCGACCAGTGCCGCCCAGAACCGCTCGTCCTCTGCAACGTTCACTTCATTGCCGACCTTGATCATCTCATCGGCAACCTCGCGGTCGATCCGCTGGTAATTGCTGCCGAGAAACTGGGCGTAGATCTGCCCGGCATTGCCGTAGTTCGCACCCAGCGATGCGATCATGCGAGCGGCTTCCGAGATCGGGATCCGCCCTTTGGTACCGCGCTCGACGGTGAACTCGAACATGCGGTAGATGCCAGCCGTGGTCATCTTGGTCTGGTTGACCACGTAGTCGAGCATGCTCTCGTTCGACGCCGTGACCAGCAGCGTCTCCCATGATCCGGCTTCACGCTGTTCGGCGTTGGGCCGCAGCCGGTGCTTTTCCCGCCCCTGCGTGATCTGGAAGAACAGCAGCACCATCCGGCGAGTATCCTCCTCGGTTTTCAACTCGTCCCAGAACATCGGCAGCGAGCGGAGCTTGCCGAGTTTGTTGACCACCGAATTCTGGGTATCGTTGAGCCCCTGCATGGCGCGGACCGGGTCACCCCACACCGCCTGAGCCACCTTCATCGCCGTGGTTTTGCCGATACCGCTTTCCATCGAGTACAGGCTCATCAGCAGTCCCGGTTGCCCGGTGCAGCGAACCAACGGTGCGGCAAACGACGACGCCAGGATGGCGTCGAGCGCCGGTCGCTTCTGGCTGGTCACCATCTGGGCAGCATCATACCATACTTTTAGATCTCCTACAGGGTTATACTGCAGACCTAATGCATGGTCAGTCGGGGGCGCGTTGCGGTTACCGCCCGGTGTGTAGAGAGTGCCACCGTAAGCGAACCCCTCCGGCGACCAACCGAATGGATCAGTGCCGGTTGATGCCTCTTTGATCGTCTGTAGTCTCTTTGTCCATGCCACGAAGAACTCTCCTACCTTTTTGACCTCGTTCGATTGCATCATCAGGCCGACCGTCTGCAGCTCGCGCCGCATGTCCTGTCCTGCCGTTATTCCGGCACTGATCTGCACCGGCTTGCTTAGTCCGACCCGAACCGAGGTGGTGAAGTTGAGCATTTCCCCTTTCACTGGATCGACGCTGAGAAAGGGATTGACCAGAACGTAGTCGAGGACGCGCGTGTAGATCGTCTGTCCAGCCTCATCCAGCGACGTTGCACTGACGAACCCGTAGGTGTCGCGAATGTAGCCAGTTGGCAGGTCGATATTGCCTTTCAGCCCCGAGACGTAGGCCACCCCGTTGACATGGGGCGCCGGCACACGGGCGATGAAGTTGAGCGGCGACTTGCCCGCTTGCAGGTGCGGACAGGTTTTGCAGGGTTTCGAGCCATTGTTGGCGATCGTCTTGCATTGTGGCCAGCCCAGCCCCTTGGCGGCTTGTGCCTCCACCGCCAGATCGTACTTGTCGCTGGTATCCTTCTCGCTCCAGCGGACGTCGCCCTGACTCATCACCTGAGCCGCAGCTTCGCCTTCCTGTGTCCACATCGCCAGCTGGACACTCTCGTACCACAACGGTTCGCTATAGCCGTTGCCACCCGTGGCGCAGGCATCGCGAACGAAAGGGCACGCCCTGGCCAACTCCTTGAGGAACGGCTTTGGCAGCTTGTACTCGTCGATCCCCGCCGACAGGTCATTCGCTTGTAATGATGGTCCGTTAGGATTAAGCTGCTTACTATTGCTAGTTAGTGCCTTACCTGCTACCTTGTATGGAGCTAATGCATGCTCAATCCGCGAAACCGAGTAGTCGCCGTCTTCGACGACGACCAGCTCGACCTCTTTGGTCGGGCTGAATTTGTGATTGAGGGTCTGGGGTATGCGGAGGATGCGGGCGTGATCAGTGCTGCAACCTACATCGAATTTCAGGCCATGATGCGTCGCTGCGTTGACGAGAGCGTGGGCATTTGGAAGCCATTCCTCTGGAGTGAGGATGCGGTCGAGCGTCCAGTAGACGTGGACCCCACCTCCGGTCCGCACCACGACTGACGGTGCAGGGAACTTGATCGCCTTGAGGAAATTGAACAGTGCGGTTACGGCATCCTCGATGGTGTCATAGCTGTCGGGCTCCCCCTTGGCGTCGAGGTCCATGTAAAGCGATTTGATCCCGACGACCTGCCCCTGTTCACGGATCGCCTTGGTGTACTTGTACCCCTTCTTCGATGTGATCTCCTCAGCAGTACGGAGGGAACCCATGCAAACGTAGACGTCCTTCATGCTCGGCCGGCCTAGCGCCCAGTTGATCGTGCTGATCGCTTCCGTCACCGACTTTACGCCACGGGTACTCCAGAAAAACTTGTCGCCTTCTCCTTTGCTTTTGTAGGTGATCCCGATCCACGCAGGTGGATCGCCGTCTTGCGGCCAGGGCAGCACCTTGGCGAGGTACTGCTTGGCCGTGCTGTAGTCCTTCATCAGACGTGCCATCGGCCATGCTCGTGGGTGAGAGGCTGCAGGGGCAGGGGGGTTGCAGCCCCCCTGCCATTTTTATTAGTTCTTCCCTCCTAGAAACGCGGAGAGCTTGGCGTCGAGCGCCGCGTCGAACGCCTCATCGCCCTCGTCTTCCTCAGCTGCCGCCGTTTCGGTGTTTGCAGTTTCCACCGTTGCAGCAGCTTCCTCCACCACCTGAGCATCCTCGATCTCCTCCGGCTCCTCTGCACGGGCGACCGCTGCCTTGCGCGGGCTCACCTTGCTCTTGGGCGGGGGAGCGGCGTTGATCACCTTGGGCGTTGCCGGCGGCAGCGCTGCGACCGCCGCCGGGCGCTGGGTCCCACCGTCGGCGTCGATCACCGTCTCTCCCACTTCATCGAGGATCCGTTCGACCATCTGGTTATCCCGCATCTCGATGACGATCTCGCCTTCCTCCTTGGTCAGCGGCCGGATCGCCATGAACCGGAACTTGGGATATGCCTCCTGCGGATCGAACTGGATCTTGGTAGCCACGGCGTAGTAGTGGTATCCGAGCTTAGCCAGCTCGTTACCGTAGCTCGACAGGTCGGCCAGTGACGCAGCCGGCACGCGCAGCAGCATGGGTCCGCCCATATCCTCGTTGGCAACGTCGTCGAGCGGCACTACGGCCATGCGCTTGCTGTCGGTGCACTCCTTCGCACGCTTGTTGTTCTCGGTGATCCTGCCACCCCAGATGTTACGCTGGCAGGTGGCGCACGTCTCCGACTGACGCTTGGGCGAGTTCGGGCTGGGCGTCACGCCGTTACCCGACCAGCAGTCGGGGGGCGACGTGTTGCCTTCGACATAACCCTGCTCATACCAGACCTTGCTGAGCACTTTGGCAGAGGCGACGATCACCGCGTCGAAGCTCGAGCGCGGCCCATCGCCGTCCTCCCGCATCAGCACCTGCTCCTCGCCCCGGTACCTGTAGCTCCAGGTTTTTCCCTTGTAGCCGACCACGGCGAAGCCGCCCGTGATGCCCCCGCTGAGGTCGTTCTCGACCGGCAGCTTGGTGAACACGTCAGCCATTTTGTACTTGGAAAAGTCCTTCGAAATCATCTCGTTAGCCATTTTGTTCTCCTATGCCTTGCGAACCCCGACCACATAGGTCGAGTTAAGGTTGACCCCAGGTGGGAGCACTTTGTTTTCTTCGAGGTATTCCGAGACGGCAGTGACGTTGGGCTTGCGATCGACCAGATCCCACATCTCGTGGCGAACCACGAAATCCCAGAACGCCTTGAAGTCAGCCGTGGAGGCTGACCGTTTGGCGGTGCGATAGACCGTCCCCGCCTTGGTGCGGACATTGTCCGCTTTGATCTGCTCCAGATGCTGGAGCAGGAGGTTGTTGAGCGCGTCCAGCGTCTCACGCTTCTCCTTCATCTTCTCCTTGTGGGCGTCATCTTCCTGCTTGATCAGGGCGCGCAGCTGGACGTACTGCGCCACCCGCATATCGAAATTAGGTATGGGCATGTTGATAATCCTCGTGGGTGGTTAACTATCGATAGTCAGAGTGCTTGCTTGGCTCCTCCTTACACGGTGTCGAGCTCGAACAGCTCCATCAGCTGGTCCTGCACGTTCTGCTTCCTCTGAAGAAGGGCATACATTTTACGCTCAACTTGCGTTGACTGCAAGTGAAGAATAAGTTGTTTGCTCTTCTGACCAACGCGCCGAATGCGCGCGTTAGCTTGCTCATAGATCTCTAGAGACATTGTAGGACTGAACCAGATGATAGTACTTGCAGTAGTAAGAGTTACACCATGCGCCAGACACTGCGGGTGGGCTGCAAGCACATGGTACTTATCGCTGTTCTGAAACAAGTTGAATGTTTGCGCTCGCTCACCAGCGGGCGTACTTCCGGACATGGTGGTGTGGTCGATCCCCTCCTTGGTCAGCGCCTTGGCAATCCCGGCAAGGGCGTGCTTGAACGGCACGAACACCAGGACCTTGCGCTTGCTGGCTAAAACCTCGTCGACCATCGCTGCAACCCGCAGGTCATTATCGAGCTCGACGACGTTTCGTTCGCGATCGTACACCCAGCCACAGGAAACTTGTAGGAGTTTCATCATCGCTGCACCGGCATTTGCGGCGGTGATCTCCTGCGACTGCACCAATGCGTAACACTGCTCGAGCATCTGCTTGTAGACCTTGGTTTGGGTCGGTCCCTGCTCGATGTCGACGAACCGGCTGATGGTTTCCGGCAGCTCAACTACGTCGTCCAATGTGTACCTGACTGCAGGCTGAAGCGCGTCGAACGCCTTGGCTACCGCGTCGTGCTTCGGCACCCATTTGAACTGGTTGACCTTGAGCATTAGATCGTCGCGGAACCGCCCGAAGTACTTCGGCACCCGGTTGGGGGTGACGATGCTAGCCTGCGCCCATGCGTCGGTCGGGCTGTTGGGGATTGGGCTGCCGGTCATCCCCCACACGATCTGCACGGTTTTGGCGTAAGCCCGCATCAGCTTGGTGCGCGATGCCTGACCATTGCGATAGACAGCAAGCTCGTCGAGCACCAGCACGCCGATATCTACACGGAGCTTGATCTCGTCATGGATGGTGCGGAACCCATCGTGGTTGATGATGAAGATCTCCGCGTCGCTATCCAGCCGCTGCAGCCGCTGCTCACGCGTGCCGTATAGGACGGAGTACTTACGGTGCGGCAACGTCGACAGGATCTCCCGCGCCCACACGAAGTTCAGCGTGGACAGCGGCGCGACCACCAGCAGCTTGGCTGCGCCGATGCTCCGCATATAATCCCATGCCCACAGGATCGCTCGAGTTTTCCCAGTTCCCAGTTCGTTCAGCACGTAGCTCCGGGGATTGAGCGTCAGGTGGGCGCAGGTTTTCTTCTGCACATCGAACGGCTTGAGCACGCCCGGCCAGTCGTACTGGGTCAGGATCGGCGACGGCACGTCGTAGTCGAGGGCCCGCATCACGTAGGTGTTGGCCAGATTATGCTTCACGAAGCCGAATGGCTGGCCGTTGACCTCCATCTCCATCGCCTTCGGCCAATGCAGCTGTAGGACAGCCAGCGGCGCCCCGATCAGCTTGTGTTCAGTACTAACCAGCGCTCTCATTGGATCCGATCCCTTGTGATCTTGGCGTACCCACCGATATCGTCCCAGTGATCGTGAAAGTTCGGATCACCGGCAACGATGCGCGCTACCTTGTGCAGGATCATGTCGATCGCTTCGCGATGGGTATCGCGAAGCATTTCCCAGGTTGGCTCGCATTGCACAGCCCGTTTCAGCGCCTGAGCGATGCGAGCCTGATCGTTAAAATCGCCGTGTCTGGTCGTACGTTCGGCGACCAATGCCTCAATGTCGGTCATCGGTTTCTCCTTCACTTTTGATAGTTAGCACCCCCTCCACCGGTACGTCGCGCCACTCATACTGGGTGATAAAACGCCCGCCGGGTCTCTGCACGGTGACTTCCCATTGCTGCTGCAGGACGTAGCGCCCGTCGTGTTTGACGAAGCGCAGCGTTGCCGTCGGAAAAGAGTCGATCTCATCCATTGCTGACCACCGTGTTGCGTGGAGCTCTCTTGATCAGGTGGTCGTTCCACGTCACGAACCCGCGCAGGGTGGTGACCTCCGGCCACGTGCCTTTGAACGTCACCGCGCGATCGTCGAGAGTGACGAACGCTGACGGCTTGCTGACGGGAAACTCCAGCTTGTTGACGAACTTCAACGCTGCCTCGCGCGGCGCTCCTTCTGTCTCCTTCTGGTACATGAAGTACTCGATGGCGTTGGCTTTGAACCACGCATGCATCGCATCACGCCCAGCTGCGAACTCGCTGCGGCTGGAGTAGATGCAGACACGGAAGTGCTTGAACGCTTCCTCGAGAAACTCGAACAGTCCCGGCACTGGTTCGTCGGGGATCGTCCACGCGTTGACCCAGCCGGACGTGTACATCGAGCACACGCCGTCGAAATCCAGGCAGAGTATGGGCTTATGATCCATTTGTTTCTCCTTCACTTTTGATAGTTAGCACCCCCTCCACCAGGATGCGGCGGCATTGGCGGAGGGGGTTCTACACGGGCGCCACCTTGGCAGACGCCCGCAAGCTCAGTACAGGTTATCGAGGAACGTTTTCAGCGCGAACAGCTCCTCGTCATTGCTGACGCGGAACACCGTACCGCCGGCTTCCTCGATCCGCCGCCGGATCAGCTTCTGCATGTTGGTCAGATCCTCGCCCTCACGTTTGGTTTCGATGGCGATAAATCGACCGCAGTAGCACACGAAATAATCCAGCGAACTGGCCTGATACTGCATCGGCACCGGCATGAAGTGGTAAAGTTTGTCGTAGGTACCGAGCAGCTTCTTAACTTTTGCTTTTACTTTTCCTTCCGGCGTCGTTGCCATCGGGTTTCTCCTCTGTGGGTATCGTTCGTCCTCGATTATACTCATCCATACTGATCAGGATGACGTCGCCGGGCTTGTGCCAGCTGCCGACGTGTTCGATCACTTCGACCTCGGCATAGCCGCAGTTCGGCGTGATCCTTCGCATCCGGCTGATCATCGGCTTGATCCCGACCGACATGCGTTCCTTGTGAGTGGGTTTAGGTATCATTTAGCTTAATCCCATGTGCTTACACCGTGAAACTCACACGTTGTGACTGGACACCATTGCCTGCATAGCTTGTTGTGGGTGGGTGGAAAAGTCTGGGTATCGTAGGCGCGTCTCAGTGCCTCGATCCTGGGTGCGAGCTGCCTCCAGAACTTCGGCATGTCCCTGCGTTTGAATATCTCTGATGTGGTCGCGTCCTCCTTCAGCCAGATGAACTCGGAACGTACGGCCTGTACGTCCGGATGATGCGAGAAAACACACTCGGCGACCAGCGCCAGCTGGACGCTGTCCTCAAGTATCTTGCCGGTTTTCCAGTCGTAGGTTCCGGCAACATTACCGTCGATCTGGATGACATCCGCCACCGAGCGGAACCAGACGCCGTTATCGAAGTAGCCGCACGGACTCTTGTCCTCCTTCAGTGCCAGCTTCTGCTCGACATAGATCTTCCCGCCGCCTTCCTCGATCTTAGCGCACCACGGCTCGAGCATGTCGTGGAGCTCTTTCGGCAGCGGCGTACCGTTAGCGAGACGCTTGGCCGCTGCCGTGTGGACGGCGGCACCCCACGACAACTGCTCGCTATCTTCCTTGTACTTCTTCAAGATATCGATCTGCAGGTGCCGGCGAGGGCAAACTTCATAATTTTTCAGCTTGCTATAGCTCCAGGCAAACGCCTTGGGGCTATGGCGCGTGGTAACCGCGACCATGCTAACTCCCAATAGTTAACAGAGGGCGCGAAGCGCCCCCTGCAGCTCATACATACTCGTCGTCGCCGCCCACCTCGACATTGACATCAGCCGTATCCGGCATGATCCCCGTTCCCGGTGCCGCTATCGGTCCGGTCGGCGTTGGCGTTGACGTTGCCGCTGCATTTCTGGCGGCAATGGAGCCCGCTGCCGCGCCTGCCAAGGTCTGCCGCTTCTTGTACTTACCCGGCGCGAGCGCCGTCCGTCCCGCCGCCAGCCGCGCCTTGTTGGTTTTTGCCAGGGATGTCGTAGTGCCCTGCAGGAGCCCCCGGTTGGCGGCTTTCTCCTCCGGGGTCATCTGAGTGCGGGTGAGGCGCTGCGCCGCCTGTGCGGCCCTTACACGCTGCGCCTCGATGATCCCCTGCTGCCTCGCCTGGGCGACCTTCTGCAGTGCGGCGCGCGTATCGGAACCGGGACCGGCCATACCCGTCACCGGGCGCGTCGACGCCTGACGTAGATACTGCCGGGCAGACTCAACCGACTGCGTCTGCTTCTTCGCTTTCTTCGCCGTCGCCTGCGCCGCTGCCTTGTCCTTCTGGAACTTCGCCTTCTCCTTCGCCTGCGCCGCTACCTCCTCCGGCGTCGGCTCCGCCGGCGTCGTCGTAGTATCCGTCGTCGAAGCTGTCGTCTCCTTCTCCTTCTCCTTCGGCTTCACCGGGGTAGCTGACTTGGCTTCCGCTGTCTTGTTCTTGTCCTTTTTCTTCGCCATTGACCGCTCCTATGGGTTGGCGTGCCATCATCTCGGCAACGCGCTTCTTGGTATCATCGTCGAGATACCAACCGAGCCCCCGTCGGGTACGAACGATGATACCCTGCGGAGTGAGCAGCTTACGCAGGCGCCAGACGGCGACCTGCGCATCTGCAACGATGTTCATTTCATACTGCAGAAGGTCGCGCGACACGAACTCTTTCGCAACCAGCAATCCGAGAAAATCAGCTAACCTCGGGGGCAGCGTGAACACATGCTGCAGGTGACGATCGTCCTGCATCAGCGCCTTTTGCAGCTGACGCACCCTGGCTTTGAGGATGATGTTCTCACGTTCATAGTTGTGTTCGCTCATTTGGACACCTTACCAAAAGATTACATGCTTGTCAAGGGGGTGGTTAACTACGGATAGTTACCCCACCATCTCGCCATAGCTCGGTCCAATCTTCACTTCGGATGCGAGCGGCAGTTCCGGTGCCCAGTTCGGACGCATCGCTGCCATCTCGAGCAGGATACGTTTAACCTGATCGGCGTGCTTCTCCTTGACCACGAAGATGAGCTCATCGTGGACCTGATGGGCGAAGCGCAACCCAGCTCCGAATGCGCGCAACGCCAGATCCTTGATGATGATCTGGGCCAGCGCCTGCGTGATGTTCTCCAGGGTTTTGGCACCGTAGAGAAACTTAAAGCGTCCGGCATAGGCGAAGCGCCACTGCATCTGGTTATACCCGGAAGCATTCGGTGCGGTATTGATCTGCTCCAGATCGTCGTAGAACAGCTTGAACCCGTTCGGCAGCAGGATCTCGTGCTTGTCGAACTTGCACGGGCCGAACATCCACGTGCCACCCCGAGCCAGTGTCGGGATGCCAGTGGACTGCAGCGCCGCCCATCCCTTCTGGATATCGGAGTACTTGTAGCGGTACTTGTCGACCACCTTCTTGGCGACTTCCGGCGTGAGCTCGATCGCCCGGCCAAGCTGGTTCTTCGAACCCGACTTGACGCTGATGACGAACTTGTTGTGGGACATGCCGTAGCCCAACCCGAGGATCGCCGTCTTGCCGATGAAGCGGTAATCCGGGTTGACCTTCTTGCTGACCTGAACGTCGAACACGTCCGCAGCGAACTGCGAGTAGACATCCTCACCCAGCGCAAACGCCTCCAGCAGGTCGAGCTGCTCGCAGATCCACGCCACGATACGGGCTTCGATCTGGCTCATGTCGATGCTGACCAGCAGGTATCCCTTGGGGGCTTGCAGCGCGCTACGCAGCGGGGATTTGCGTGGCAAGTTCTGCATGTTGAGCCTCATGTCCCCACTCAGGCGATGGGTGTGGGCACCGGAGAACCGCAACGGGATGGGCATCCAGCGCTCCCCCACCGGCCACGACAAACTACTGATAGTTATCAACCGTTGGGTCCGGGTTTCCTCCAGCGTGGTTTTATGTCCCAAGCGAGCAGCCACCAGCGCCTGCACGCGGGGATCCTCATGCTCCGCCAGATCGATGAAGCCGCTATCGGTTTTGGCAAAAGCCCAGGTTTTGTTGCCGGTGGTGAGCGATTGCTTGCGAGGCGGATCGACCCCCAGTTCCTGCAGCAGCGAGGCGAACTTGTCGTTTGAACGCAGTTCGCCGGCGTCGACCACGGAGGTCAACGCCAGCATCTCTTCCTTTTGCTTGAGCACATGGGCGAGGTGATCAATGAGCAGCTCGCGGTCCAGCCTGAACTGCGGCAGCACGGTCGCTTTGAGTACCAGATCCATGACATCCAGCTCGCGTGCCGGGAAATCGCGGATCAGGCGCTTGAAGATCGAAGCACATTTCTCATTGTCGTCGCAGCAGTAACTAGCCAGCTCGCGATGCAGCGACGGATTACGGATGATTTCGGCGTAATGCACGCCGACCATCTTGGTCAGCGTCGTGCCTTTGGCACCCAAGCCGAGGTGCTTGCTGACAGCGTCGAGCGATACGGATTTGAGCTTGTAGCTGAGCATTGCCCGCACCATGCCCATCGCATCGATCAGCTTGTGCGGCACCCAGCTGTAGCGCCATGCAAGGATGGCAGCGTCGAACAGGGCATTGTAGGTGACGACGGCTTTCTCCGATCCTATGCTTAGTTCCTTGATCAGGTCAGGTATATCCGGACCATCGATCCATTGCGACTTATCCGTCAAGCCATGCTTGACGGCAACGCCGAGCGCTTCAAAGCGTGGGTCGAGGATATACTCGATAGGTGTCATCTTACGCAGGGTATAGTCCTTGCTGTAGTAAGTTTCAAAGTCGAGGATGATGAGATCCACTGTATTCTCCTATGGTTGGGTGGGTGCTTGACATTGTAATCGTAGGGCATTAGATAGTTGACAGGGCCGATTGATCCCGGTCCTCTCCTAGTGGGTGGGAGCTCAACGAAGGGATCGCGGTTTCCTCACCGCGATCCCTTTAACTTTTGATAGTTAGTCGTGCGGCACGACGACCACCTCGCCGAACGGATACGCCTCCGGCTGCAGCCCGATCGTCCCCCAGAACGTGGGATAGCCCGGTGCCCGCACGGGGAATTCGCCATACCCATCGGTCAGAAAAACCAACGCTTCCGGCCCCAGCCGGTTGTCCTCGATATAGTCGAACACCGGCCTAAAGTCGGTACCGCCACCACCCGGCGCTCCCTTGCGTCGGATCGTCTCGAGATCCATGGCATCCTCGATCTCGTCGACCTGACCCACTTCAGCGTCGCACCAGATGACGATGATGCGCTTGGGCTTGAGCTGGGCAAGGATATTGCTCAAGCATCCGAACCACAACGACATCTCTTTATGACCGATCGACCCCGAGGTATCGACCCCGATGGCGATCAGGTCACAGCCGAACCCAGCCCGGCTCGGTGCCCAGATATCCCGCACGATCAGCTTGCGGTCGGCTTTACGCCAGTTCCACGATCCACCCCCGATCTTGCGGGCGAACCATGACTGGACGACATCGGTCCAATCGACCTTGTCCTCGATCACTTCCTCGAACAGCCGCAGCAGACCGGCAGGCATCTTGCCCTGCGACTTGGCCATCTCGATCGCCGCCTTGATGTGGACGTCCCACTCGGCTTGGTTATGCTCGCTCTCGGCCTGATTGGGATCGATCTCGTCGACGGTGCCGGGCTGCAGGTGCACGTCAAATCCACCCGGCGCACCACCCGGGTTATCTTCCTCCCCTTCCTCCTCTTCCTCGTTTTCCCCGGGGGGCGGAGGTTGACCACTACCACCGAGTTGACCGGGCAGATCGCCCGGCTTCTTCCCTCTGCCACCAGTGTCGCGGAACAGCTTGGCGTAGACGTCGAGCACGCTATCCATCGCCGTGGCGATCCTCAGATCGTACAATGCTTCAGCCGGCAGCTTGCCGATCTTGCTATCGACCAGGATGGCGTTGACCACGTAGTCGAGGGCACACTGGATCGCTACTGGATGGAACGGCAGCGACTTGCCGTTGCTCAGCAGCACCGTCTTCGAGCGGTTGAGCTTGTGCAGCAGCATGATGTGGTTGAGGATGTTGTGCAGGATCTCATGTGCAAGGATGAACAACCGCTCCATCAGCGAATGCTGGAAGAAGGTGTTGACGTTGATGACGACGCTGTTGCCGTCGGTGGCTGCCGTCGGCACGCGGGGGTCGTCGACGAACACGGCGATGTGGTCCGCATCCTTGCTCATCAGCTTGTAGAACAGGTGGGTGAGCGCCGGGGCGTACCACATCAGGACGGCACGGGTGTCGTCCCATTCCTTCAGTTGCTGCGGGGTTGGCTTTACTCTGATCAGCTCGGTCATGGGTGTAGCTCCTTGTGGGTTAACTATCGGTAGTTACTCGGCTTCCTCCTCGCGCTTCGGGGCGTTGATCACCAGGC